ATGCAAGGGCAAATAAGCTACGGGAAAAGTCAGATATTACTTAGAGACTATACGAAGAAAGAGGATATCAAGGCGGTTCTCTTGGAGATTTGTGAAGAGGTTGCACGAAGAGCACGAACACATAACAAAGTAGGGCGCACAATTAGCTTGGGTATTGGTTACAGTAAAGATGAGTTCAGCGGCGGCTTTCACAGAGCTAAAACGATTGATTTGCCTACAAATATCACAATGGATATTTATCGATATTGCTTGATGTTGTTTGATAAATTCTATACAGGCAAAACGGTACGAAGTGTTTCAGTTACCTTATCCAATATTGAGGATGATGTAAATCAACAATTAAGTCTGTTTGAAAAAGATAATGAGAAGAGAAGAAAGCTTGGATTCGTTATGGACGGGATAAGAAACAAATACGGATCTAAAGCGATCTTACGAGCTGTTTCTTATACACCTGGAGGCACAGCTTTGCATAGAGCAGGTTTGACGGGTGGACATAAATCATGAGAACAGAGAGCAGCTCCCTCTGTTCTCCTTACAAAGTCATTAGTTTTTTACGTTTCGGCTCTTTCAGCAACCTTGAACGTATCATTTTGTTGTTGGAGATAGGAAGCACCCACTGTTCCGGCAACGCCGAATAATAGAACTGCACAGATAAATAGTTTAGTTTTCATATTGCTTCTCCCCTTTTGATTTGTCTTCTTGCTTCATTTGCCAAACGATAAAATTCAACTGCACCCCAAGCATCCTGTTTTCCAGTGAGAAAATCTGCTACAGAGACACCATAGCTTTCCATGTCAGGGTATATACTTCTTTCTTTGAAGAACTCGAATGTTTTCCTAACTAAGTCTAAATCATAGTCCAAGAAAAGTCCTTTAACCATTTTTAACTTTTCAAGTACCATTTCATTGTTATGCCGTTCAGCCAACTGTTTGGCCTGTTCATAAAATTTTTTTGCGTTTTCAATGTCATTTTGCCTTCCCTTTAAGAAGGAGATAACAAATAATGTTTTAGCAGCGTAATCATGATTTTCCGGCTCAATGATTTGAAGTGACTTATTAAAGTGAAAAAATGCTTTATCAAGTTCTTCCATTTGATTATAACATAATCCAATATTAAACAGTGCTGAACGCATCAAATGCCCACGATTCTTTTCACTTTTGTTTAGCTCTACTGCTTCCTGATACGCTTTGTATGCTTGCTTTAAAGCTTCATCAAACTTCATACTGTCCAATAAATTACCAAATATGACGAATTGACAGCGTACCTTTTGTACCCCGTATGTAGGGCTCCCGTCAATAGCAGGTTGCTTTTTAAATATATCGTAAGCCCTCATGGCATAATTCATTGAAAAATAAGTCTGTTTCATGTGGTAATACACTTCTGACAATTTAAAATAAAATTCAGCTTTTTCAACTTCAATATCTTCGCTCTCAATTGAATCCAAATATCTCTCAGCTTGTCTATAGTGATTAAGGGAGAATGCCAACTCCTTTTGTCTAAAATAGAACATGCCCATGAAAAAATAATAGTAATATTCGAGCATTCCAGTTAAGTTTTCATGGCCTTCGTATGCTTTTAACTCACCATAGTTTTTCTCAATGTCTTTTATAGCGTTAGGATACATATATGCCAACATTAGCTTATGTCTAAACTCAAGTAGGGAGTAGTATAGTAAAACATCTTGGTTTTCTTCCATAATTTTTATTTCCTGCATAACTTCTTTACGCATTTCTTCTGCTCTACCGACCCAATTCTTTTTAATAGCCACATACCAATGATTCATCTTTGTTGCTACTAAATCATAAGGAATGACCTTTTCGTTCTCCAAGTCCTAAACCCCTTTCAAATCCATTTTATTATATAGTTGCATTGGAGGAAAGAAATGTAAAGGGAATTTGAGTGAAAATTAAAAACAAATCAATAATTCGATTATGAACGAAACGAAAAAAATACCCTCCTCGTTAGAGAAGGGTATATGATCAGTTTGCTGTTGCTTTTAGAGAAGCAAGCCACTCATCTAATGTTCCAGTGAAGCCTTGTTGAACGGCTAATTCATATGCTGATTTTCCATCTTTACCGGCAGCACCAGTAGCTCCTTTAGCACCGGTTGCACCAGTATCACCTTTGTCTCCCTTAGCGCCAGTAGCTCCAGTGTTGCCTTTTTCACCTTTTAGTGAAGCTAACCATTCCTCTACAGTTCCTGAAAAACCATTGTCCACTGCGATTTCATAAGCAGACTTCCCAGTGACAATTGAGACATTAACCATTGGATTGAAAAAACTCACTTATGCGCCCCCAAAAAGTTATATGTAATTCCTGACTCAGAAATTTTGAAGCTTGTGATAGGTGAATCGTGAGCGTCCATTTGAAAGCCTTGTCCAGCCCTTAAATAGATAGGATCTCCACCATTGATTGATACGTGGCATTCCTGATCATTCGAAAAGCTGAACTTATAGAAAGAATATTTAATCGTCCAGGTTGCAGGTGGGGAGGGGATTACTTCATGGTTAGATTCTGACTTCTCAAGCATTGGACTTCCGATATATCCAGATCCTATTTGCATAATCAACAATCATTCCTTTCTTCTTGAAAATGAAAAAAAGGGGGAGATAAACTCCCCAAGTTATTTTGGCTCTGTGTATTCCATGGCTTGATCGCTGTCTGAGATACCTGTAGTGGTTGGATCCACTACAACCCCCATTGCAGTTAGAAATGTAAGCAAAGCATTAAATTTCTCAGTAAGATCATCGCTAAACACAGAAATGTCGTATCCAAATGCAGATGCAATTGCTTGTGCAAACAAAAGAGTTGCAGAGAAGATTGCAACCAGGAATGTTTTCTTTTTAAGTCTTACTTTCCAGTTAATTTTAGTCATTAAATCGTCTCCTTATAAATTAGCTAATTTGGTGATATCAACACCAGCGATCTCTGCACCAAGCAGTAAGAGAATAATTAGAACTAAAATCTTTAATGTCTTGCCGAATGTTCCTTCTAATAAGTTTTGAAGCCATTTTGTTTGCGACTGATTAACTTGCTGAAACTCATTTCTTAGTCCAGCTATCTCAGTGGTGAACAAATTTTTTGTTTCAACAAGGTTTTTTTCCTGATTCTCAACAACAGTGGTAAGCCTAATGAGCGATTCACTTGTTGTTTTTTGTGTTTCCAACATGATTTTTCTATCTTCTGCTTGTTCTTTAAGACGTTCTTTTATATGAGCGACCTCGGTCTTTAAAACTTCATAGTTTTCTTTTTCAGCCACAATGCAATCATCCTCCATAAAAAATAGGAGGTAATGTCACATCACCTCCTAAATAATCATTGATACACTTTGAGCTACAATCATTCTCAAAGATATTTAAATATATTTAGATTTTTGAGCCAAATTGTCCTGAGATGTAGCCTCGTTTACCTTTGTAGATAACTTCCCAGTAACCCTTAGCATTGTTTAACCCTTTCACTGAGCCAGAAATGCTGACGGTATCACCTAGCTCCACAGTGCCGAGATTCTTCGCTTTGTTTTTATCAGGTCTGTCCATTACGATAGCAGCGCTTTTTACTCCGACAACTTTAATCTTGCCTACAGATTTGATTCCACTGCTATCAGGCTTAGAAGTGGGTTTAGGCTTTGGGGTTGATTTTCCAAGCTCAGCATCACTTTTAATGTATTTCACATTTACATATCCGCTGTATGTAGCGCCTTTGGAGTTTGTATATTTGATATAACCCCAACCATTTTGAGTTGATCCTTTTTGGTATTGGACAGTGGAGCCTTTAGGAAGGGCAAGTACAATAGAGGAGTTCGCATTGCGCTGAGTTCTCACATTAAGACTGTCTGCGATAACTGTGTTCTTAACATAAGAGCCATTTGTTTTAACGACTTTTGTTGGCTTTGAAGATGAGGAAGAAGTTTTCCCGCCGAGTGCTTTCAATTCAGCAGCAATAGAAGCTTTAACAGCATTCCAACGTCCTTCATCAAGAACTCGATGTGGGCAATACTTGCCAGACCAGTCTTGATGCTTTTTAACTCGATCTATGCCCCAGCCACGTTCTTTAAGGAGTTGTGCAATAAACTTAATAGCCAACGCTTCAGCTTTTTTATAGCGCTCTCCGCCTGATTTAGAGTAGCAAACTTCTACACCGATGGAAGTCCGGTTTCCTGAATTCACACCTGATCCATCACCCGTATGCCATGCATTACGATTTGTAGGAATCCCTTGGACAACCTCTTTATCATCTACAGCAAAGTGAAAAGAAACTTCATTATTGTTACCGATCATATAACTAACTTCATTTTGCGCTGGTGCGTCGTTGTATGTATTGTGAAAAGTGATGAATGAAGCAGATAATGCATATGGACATTTGATTGAATATTTGTCTGGTGATACTAACATTTGTCTCGCTTGAATAGCCATATTAAACATCTCTCCTAAATTAAATTTGAGCACAAAAAAGAGAGAAGGGGACAAATCCCTATCTCTCTTTATCTCACGTATGCTCTTGTTATCTCTGTTTTTGAATGCCGTAAATTGAATAAAATTTATATTTTAACTAGAACATAACCACCTCCTTTAAAGAGGAACTAAATTAAACTGTCGGCGTTATTAAGCAGACAGCGACACCATATCCTCTTTCTTTTGTGTAAGGCGTTGTTATTTTCATTACCGGATAACCTGAAGCATCAGAGGATTTTGATCCTTTGCCGGCTTTGGGTACAATTCTGTCGCCGTCTTGAACTGTTTCATCAATGCGAACGAAAATTTGTCCAAACATACCGACTATATTCCATTCAGGACGCTCAGATCGTGGAACATATTCTTCATTGGCATTGAAGTTGGGATTTTCTTTTGGTAGCCTTCTTATTTCTGTTCTTTGCATACCTTCCGAATCCACAAATGTCACATCCCTATCTTCATAAATAAGACCGCCGAATTCATTTTTGAGGTATCTTCCTTGCCAATTAAATAAAGACTCTCCGAGCACAATACCAGCTGTTTCAGATATGACCCCCAGCACCTTGTCACCGAGATTCGCTTTCTTAATTTTGTCCCCATCAAGTGTGACCATGTATCCGGTAGGAATTGCTCTTCCATCTGCAGATTCGAAGTACTCCGCATAATCAGCAAATGTTGAAGCGCCTTTAACCTGACCGGTTAAGGCAATATTTCCTCTCATCGCATCATGTTCTATCTTAATGTTCGAGATGGAAGGGGTATCTGATGTTCCGTATCCCCATATAGTGGTATACCCTTTTCTGTTTATTACAGATTGTGATCCAATAACAACCCTAGAAGATCCTGATCCTTCAATGGAAGAATTATTTGATGCAACAACCAATGAGCGACTTCCTTCAGCTGTTGTTTTAGATCCACCAGAGGAAGCAATAACTGCATTACGTGGCCCTTCTGCTTTAGAACCGCCAGTTGTAGCAATAACGGCAGAAGCGTCACCAGTTGCTTGTCCGCCACCTGAAGATGCCATTACGACGCTAGTATTTGTTTTAGCGTAGCCGGAAGTCGTCGCAATCCGTGTACCACCTTTGAAATTATTCGGGATAAATGCGTAGGTTTTCCCGGCAATTTTACTGGGAGTAGCGTATTGTTCACACATCGTAGCATTAATATTGGCCTGGGAGTTAGTACAATAAACGCCAATTGAACCTGATTTGTTTGTTCCCGTCATGTTAACGTTGCTGATATTGACTGAGCCAACTTTACTTCCAACAGCAATACCCACTAGTGCAGATTGATTAATGGTTACATTCGAGATGTTTACATTGTCTGATTTTTGAGCTCCACCGATTACATAGATATCGTTACTTGCTTTTGTAAACCCCGAAACAGTGATGTTGCTTAGGTTGATATTTCTGCTCTTATATTGAGTAGAGATTACTGTAGTATTCTTATAATCATACGTCGGATCACCAATTGCATTGAAGTTTGATACGTTGACATTTCTATAAGCGGAAATGACAAGTGCTCGAGGATTTAAACCTTGGTAAAGGTCACTGAAAATAGGGTGTTGTGCAGTGCAGTTAACGACATTAATGTCAAAAGCACTTGTGGAGATTTTTTCGGAGGCTAGGTGGAAGCCAATATGTCTAAAGTCGAAAGCGCGGATATCATTTTCGGAATAGCAGTTAATTAGGTTTACGTTTCTTGCTGCCGGTGCTCTGTTGTGAGCTTTGACTTCAAAACCTCTGCAGTTTTTTCGGCTGTAACAGTTCACAAGCCACACATTTTTAGAGCCATCATCAATTTCAAAACCATTTGAATTTGAAGCTCCTTTACTGTGGGCGGATCCATTAGCGTCATAAGCATAACAGTTAGTGAAGAAGATGTAGTCTGAATAGTGAGTTGTGAAGCCATCATCACCATAGTTAGTTGCAGTACAATTTTCAATCCAAACATATTTGCTACCATTTGGCTGATAATGATCTGCTCCATCAGAAGAAGAGTTCCAAACAGGGGAGCTTACATCAAAACCGTGTACACCTGGATTACGAGCATTGACGTTTCTAACCCGAACAAATTTAGAGTTAACAATACCCACACAGTTTGCATTTGTTCCATTTGTAATGGTGTTGTCCTTTTTGTCTAAATTCCAATCGAGGTCTAAGTCTTCAATTAAGATATATTCGTTTCCGTTTGTGTAGTCGCTATTGGTTAACACACAAGATGTTCCGGCAGCAGTTGGGTGAAGCTTGATAATAGACCCTGATCCAACACCGTAAAGTCTGACATAAGAGGGGATATGCAATCCTTGAACCATATAAATACCTGCGGGTACAAAAACCTCTCGTTTCCCACTTGCAAAAGCAGCTTTGAAAGCTTCAGTGTCATCAGTAACACCATCACCCTTAGCTCCAAAATCCTGAACATTGACACTTCGTCTGATAAATTCATTTAAGACTTTATCAACAATTGTTGCACCGGATGCAGGGATTTTTGAAATGTCTCCAATAGTGTTTTTGATATCTGTTAAACTAGAATTGACTGTACTTATTACGTTTGTAATGTCTTGAGAAGCGGTATCAAAAGCTTTTTTGATTTCAGGAGCAGTGAATGATACCCCATCGGATTTGAGTAATTCAATCGACATGGGTACATACTGCTCTGTTTTCTTGTCGTAATATTTAAATCCCATTCATTTACCTCCATAAAAAAGAGACCCGATCGAAGTCTCCTTTAGTCAATTTCATACCAAACTGCACCTGATTCTGGGGCACTATTTGATATAACAACTCTTTGTTTTTCTGGAATTAAGCCTTCATCTTGATACCATACATAATTAGCATTGAAAGGTTCTACAGCGCTTAATAAGATATTGAAACCTTCGTAAGCTTCCGAAGTTCCAATATCAATCCAATCAAAACCATCCCATCTGTACACGGTTTTGTTTTCTTTTACAGCAACCGTCCATCCGATAAGGGGATTGGGGTAGGTTGTTTGTATATCTGCGAATGTATAAACAGAGGGTTTGTATATTTTTCTAGTATTCTCAACTACATACTCATAATCTGATGTTGCTTGTCTGCACCAATTTGTTATTTCAATACAGCGCTTGGTGACACGTTCACATTCAGCAATACGTTCATTGATACGAATAATGGCATCTTCAGCATCATCAATTAAGCCTTGAAGCGTTTCAATGACCATATTTCCTTGTCGTTTAATCCAAATTCTTGAGGCAGGGAAGAAGGATGCGCCTTCTCCTTGATATGCAAAAGTAAGTGATTTGCCTTCATTTGAACCATTGAAAAAGACAACTCCCATAAGGTAATCAACCTTAAAGTAGTTGTCTTCTAATTCACCATCTTCAATTTCTCGCCATTCTTTACTGTCACCACTAACCTTGACTCTGTACTCACGGTTAGGTACTTCTGTAAGTAAGACTCGACCATTGTAAACAGTTAAAGTTTCACTATAGCTTAAATAAGGGTCATCGATTGAACCCTTCCTTTTTTGAGAAAGGGTAGGGTCGTTATAGAGCTGAGGAAAATCCAAACTAAATTCACCGTCCTTTCTTATTGTGTAATTGATTTGAGCAATTCTTCTAAGTGCGCGACTCTCTCTTCTAAACTCTGCAGTCTGCCCTTAGTACCACCTAATGTTTGTCCTCTAATAATGGATTCAGCTTTCTTGCCAATTACATTGTACACAGACTTCTCATCTGAAATTGCATATACAGAATATCCTTGCCACCAATCTTGAGCTTGAAAAACTCTAACCCATGCTTCAAACCAATTCGCCTGAATTGATTCATTGTATTCCCCTAGGTCACCGAATGCGTTATGGGGCTGTTCAGGAGAGTTACTGTAAGGTGGGATGCCAAGTTCACCAAAGAAGATCGGCTTATTCCATTTATCATAAAATGCTTTGATTTCCTTGAATATATTCTGTCCTCGCCCGTATAACGGTACGCTATAAATAGCATCAATTAACTGATCGACAGATGGATTTCGATTATCAGTTAATTCAAAGTAAGCTGCTATTGCAATAATATCGACTAGTCCAAATATAGGATTGTTCAGCTTTTTGTTATACGCGGCAATCGTTTCAGGAGCCCACTCAGCGGTTACCCAATAATTTGTCCGGTAGAGTATCTTGCCAGAAAATAAACTACTAAGGCCTGTAATAACTGATTTCCACTTTTCTGTTGAGTCTTCCATATGAACTAAGTTTGAAGCAATGTATAAGCCGTCTAATTTAAATTGTTCGCATTTTTTAGCGAAGTCTTGCAGGATGCTGTTCCATGCTGCGAACCATTGATCTAGATCAGAAGGTGCCCAATCGGTTTCAGCTATCGTTCCATTTGCGATGAAGGGGTAGGGTTCTAAAATAATGTTGTACCCGTCATTTTTGAGTTTAGGGATCATATCCCACGCTTCGTTATAAGTGTAATCCACAACAGTTGGATTTGAGTCTGAAGCATCCACTGCATTAATAAGGATAGGAATAGTGATTGTATTTAAGTTCAAAACAGTTGAATCATAACTGACATCGGCATAGTATTTACGGCCAAATGCTGAAACATTTCCGCCTTTCCATTTCAAGGGGTTGACCAAAAGGTTATTGAGTTCAATGTTTTGAACGCGACTATCGTAGTCGGACAGCTTAGTGTCAACTTGTGCTGCTGTGGTTTCAACTAATTCAGCAGTTTTTTGATCACTGGAAACCCATTTTTCGCCGTCGTAAGATGAAACAACACCTGTAACCGTATTAGTCCATAAATCGTTTGCTTCTGGTTCCTCAGGCTCGGTTGAGGAGACCGTGTATTTCGAGCCATTTAGCTTTCCTTTAACTTCTACAGTAGAAGAAGGGAGGTAGGGGTTTTCGTTTGGGTGAAGGGATTTTACGATGTCAGATCCAATGAATTGAGTTATCTCTATATCTGCATCAACTCTTCGATAGGCTTGAATACCAATTGTGTAGTACATATTGGAGGGGAGCCCTGTAAATGTAGCAGCTCGTTTGTCATACTTTACATTCTTCAAGTCTTCACTTGCCATTTTTGAGCCAAAAACGTACTCTTCATTTTTGTTGCTTCCATGCAGATAAATTTCAAAACCATCAATATTGTATTGATCTTCGTCTGATTCAACATATTCCCATTGGAAAGTTACATCAACAGAACCATCATCATTGGTCGTATGAGAAATAGCAGTGCCGTCCTTTGCAATAATAGGGGAGGCGGGTTTAACAGCAATCCTGTCATTACGTCGGTTGAAGTTTTCAGTAACCTCATCGTACTTGATTTTCCTTTTGTTTGTCTCAGTGCTGATTTTATTTGTTCGATAAACTGTTTTGAGCATGTTCTCAAAATCCGATGAAGCTCGTTTACCGTTTGAAACTGTAACGCTTAAGTTGGACTGTTCAAAATCAATCGAAATAGCAGTTATTGTTGCTTTTACATCGGTATAGAAGCTTTTCTGTTGTACCCTTACGATGTCGCCAAGAGAAAACCTATCCCAGTTATGTTTTTCACTAATGCAATTGAAAAAGTTCACTAAACCTAATGTCAGATTAACAGCTGGTGCATTTCGGTTTTCAAGTTCTTCGTTTGCAGCGTCATATAATTCATTCTCATCAAAGATGCTGTCATTAGACCATTCGGCTGTAATAATGTATTTTGAAAGTTCTTTCTGGAGTTCAGTGCTGAAGTTCTTTTCAAAAGACAGTTTATCTTTAAGGGTGGCGATCTGTGTTGAGATTTGTGTGATAGAGGCTTGTATTGCTTTAATTTCTGCTTTTTTTGATTCAACTTCTTTTGATTTAGCATCTCTTTGCTTTATTAGATCAGTAGTATCATCGCCGGCTTTACTTGCAACTGTAATCCTGTCCAATATCTTTTGGAAATCAAGCTGCAACGTATATAGGTCATTATTCGATGATGTTTCTTTTTCCTCGGCTTTCTTTTTCTCATCTAAAAGCTTGTAGAAAGAGCTGCCTTCTTTATTAACCAGGTCATTGTAATCTAAAATTGCATGACAAAGAGCATCAGACATGTAGTTGCTTCTTTGGGTTACATTTCGTTTCTGGTCACGCTGAAAAGGGTAAAGGAAGTACGAAAAATCGTCTATGTATGATTGTCCGGTTGGATTTACGGAGTTGATGTTTAATCCATCTTTGCCTGTAGCATAAATCCTTGTAACGACATCATCCATATCCTCAATGTCATCCAGAGAAATCATATATTGGGCAGGGGTTATTTTGAGACCCTTGTATTTAGACACATCAGATTCTTTGTAAAAATCAACAGTACAGTCAATTGTATTAAAAACAGGAATTGCTTCGAATTTCTCACAAATCGAATACATAAAATCAAGCTTGTTTGAAGAAGAAATATCAAACTGTCTGTATTTTAAATTGAAGAGGGGATCAATGAAACCGATAGACCATTCAGTATTTTTTAGGCAGTCGGTAGCGACCTCTTTAAGATTTTTCGAAGTTTCTTCATACTTAATGACACCTTGCTTAGAAAGTACATATTGAAGTGATTTGCATTCAACCTGGATAGTGTCCATATCATTGCTGTATGATTTGGTTTTCTTGACTACTGTAAACCAGATTGTAAGTCCATAAAATTCTGATTTTATTAAGTACCAGGGCCTCAATAGATCAACAACATGATTCCGTTTATTTACACCATCGTAAGTGGCAGTTAAAGGGATTGAGAATGTTAATTCGTGTACATTGCTGCCGTGATTGAGCGTTACCATAGGATTGATTACTTCATCAATATTTGCGATCTTTGTTTTATTTGGTTTAGCTAGGGAAAGACGAATATCTTTAATTTCCGTGTCTTTACGAATTGTAATCAAATGTCTAACCCCTCCTACAAATACTTGTATCTAAATGAAAATCTTAATTTACAATTGCCTGTAACCTTTAATCTGTTTCTTCCGAAGCCCATTCTCAAGTACTGGTCATTAAAATCGTCATAGCACTCATTGCCATAAAGATTAGACTCAATAATTTCTTTTTCGCCGTTTATTTTTAAGAGCTCCTTATCTTTCAAGTTGCTGAATAAAAACGGTTCGCTGAAATCACTGAGATTTTCGATTTTTATGTCACCATCACCAATTTTCAATATTTCTAAAGAGGGGAAGATGTTTACATCGCCTTTATTATGCAACTCAACAATTTCAGTACCAGAGGATATATCAAATGCATGAGTGATTGCATTTCGACTGTAAGCGTAAGGGGAGTTGCATTTCATAGTTAACCGGACGTAGCCATTACGAGCGGCATTATGAACTAAATCAGCTGTATCTACTGGCATTGCATAATAAACGATATCAAGGTTTTGGCTAAACGCAAAAGGCTTGTAATCATCTACACTTAACCAACGTTTGATTGCTCGTACATTCTTTTCATCAAAGTGATCACCGAGATAAAAATTCAATGGGAATTGCTTAGGTTCCTGTTTAACACCTTCAGTGTAGGGCTCAGGCCGCCCCTTTACATAAGTCTCATTAACTGTTCTTGAGCCTAAAAACGGTTCTTCGACCAAGCCTGAATCAGTATTAACATTTGTGACGCCATAGTCACTTGATTTTTCGTTATTAAATAAAAAATAGAGGCTTTCTCTAATCAATTTTTATCACCTCAAAAATAAGAAGAGCCAGCATATACACTGGCTCATGAGTTGTTGAAATTTATGCCCTTGTTTTTAAGACCATTTGCAAATTTATTGAATACAAAATCAGCTGTTTTCTGAGGATTTCCTGATTCGTTAATGGTGAATTCAACTTTAAAATCATTGTTGTTTATAGTGCCATTTACTGACTTAACTACATCTGGTGGGGAAGAGAGGTTTTGAATGCTCGGTATCAAACTATTAGAAAGACTTGATTGATTAATATTCGGAATTATTGATGGAATAGTGGTGATTCCTTTGTTAATCAAGGCTGCTAATTTTCCACCTTGACCCCATTTAGGCGTCTCTTCTCTTGGAGCATTGTTCTCACGTACAGCTTTTACTGTATCCAAGATATTTGCAGTGTCGGTTTTATTAAGGATGAGCTCTTTATCGTGTAGGAAGGCGAGCTTACCTGCACCTAGTCCTGTACCTGTATATCCACCCGATGCAAAAGAGGATACCTTTTTCCCAGTTTTATTACCCTTGGTCACAGTATTCAGAGCATTGGAGGCTTCTTTAAGCTTATCGATAAGATTATTGGAGATGCTTTTCCCTATGGACTCCATATTGCTGTTAATGAACTTAGAGAATTCATTCAGTTGCTTAGCAATATCAGTAATCTTCCCATCCATTAGCTTTTTCTCAAGTTCCTTAAATCCACGCTCATCATTAACGAGATCATCATATTTCTTATTAATTGAATCTTCATCTTTTTGAAGCTGATCTTGTAACGATTCTTTTCGCTTACTGTTTTCACGATCTTTAAGAAAATCATCTAATGCTTCTTGCTGTTCTTGAAGTTGCTTTTCTAAGTCTTTAACCTGTGATTTTGCTTCATCAGAGTCATCAAGGGATAGTTTGTTTAGTTTATCTTTGGTTTCCTGAATAGCCTGATTCTTTTCTTTGAGCTCTTTTTGGTATTTAGCTTCATCATCAGTTTTATCAATCTCATCAATCAAGTCTTGCGTAGCTTTTTGATGCGCTTTTAATTCAATATCACGCATCTTTTCGTACATCTCTTTATAGATGGAGACAACTTCATCAGCAAGAGATTTATACACATCTTTGATTGATTTCTTTGTGTTGTAAAGCTCCAGATTGTAATCCTTCTGCTTATCTTTCCAGTTCTCGATCTCTTCAGTAATTTGTTTCTGAATATCCGGAAACCCTTTGGCAGCTTTCTTTTGTGCTTCCAACTGTTTGATGTACTTCTTCGCTTCAGTCTGTTGTTGCTGAATAAGCTTAATCTGTTGGCTATAATATTTAACCTTGTCTTTATCTTCCTCGGTCATGGATATTTTGTTGCTAACATCTTTAAGCTTGGATTCAGTTTTCTTGGTTGATTTCTCAATACCGTTAAGCGTTTGATCAACCTCAGACTGAATGAGCTGTCCTCGAAGTTCTCTTACTTCTTCTTGGAAATTGATGAGATCAATCTTAGCTTGTTTTAATTCCTCAGCAAGCTGTGCTCTTTGAGCAGCATTCAAAGTTTTGTTTGTTTTGATTTCTTTTTCAATAAAAGAAACCTTCTGACTCTGAATCTTTTGCTGTTCAGTTAAAGCTTTTTTCTGATCGTTTGTATACTTACGGAACTCTTTACTATCGCTCAGATAATGACTAGCGAGGGCTTTGTCTTTAGCGATTCTTACATCAAAATCACCAATGCGCTTGTCATATTCATCAAGATGCGACTGAACGATCTCATATTGAAGCTCTTGTATCTGATCGTTTACTGAATTAATGTCACCTTGAAGGGAGAGGAGGTCGGATTTAGCTTGCGCTATTGCTTGTTGTCGTTCTGCTTCAGCTTGAGATGCATCTGAAATAGATGTACCGACACCTTTTAAATACTTCTCAGGGTCAATCGTCTTTCCGTTTTCCTCAATTTGAAGATGAAGGTGATTTCCTGTTGAATTACCCGTACTGCCAACTTTACCAATGGTCTGACCAGCTTTAACAGTTTGACCGGCTTTAACAGAAGGGGTATCAAGCATATGCATATACTTAGCAACTTTTCCATCATCCTGCTGAATGACAACCCAGTTACCGGCAGTCTTGCTATAACCAGCAATTTGAACTTTTCCACTCTGAACCGATTTAATTGCGGTTCCAGCTTTTGCTGCGAAGTCGATACCTTTATGTGGAGTTGATCGGTAAGCGCCATCTTGCGCATTATATTTAGAACTTATTCTAAACGCACTGTTCTTCGTGTAGTAGCTTGCAATGGAGGAATTGGCAGAAGTCATTGACTTCGTGTAATTTGACATGATCTTCTGAACATAATTCTGTGTTTCTTTGAAGGGAGGGACTCCACCATATTTAATTACATTACCAGGCCCTGCGTTATAAGCAGCGAGTGCTTTCTCAACATTGCCACCAAATTTGCTTAGTTGTTGGGCTAAATATTTCGTGCCACCCATAATGCTCTGATAAGGATCATAAACATTGTTTACACCTAAGCTTTTAGCAGTGGATGGCATCAACTGCATCAAACCAGCAGCTCCGGCTCCAGAACGAGCTCTTGCATTGAATCCTGATTCTTGCTGGATTACAGCTGCAATTAGAGCTGGATCAACACCGTATTTGCTTGCGGCAGAATTAATGTAACTGGAGTATTTACCGGAGTAAGACCCGCCACCGGAAGAATAAGAACCACCGGAAGATGAACCAGAGGAGAGGGAAGAGGTAACTATACCGTATTGTGCAATGTTCCCTGACTTAATTTGATCCTTGAGGAGTTTGGCTTGCTCCTGCATAAGCTTTTTCTTTTGTTGAAGAGCTTTAATTTCTTTCTGCAGGGCATTTCGATAACTTTGGGAATACTTTGGATAGTCGTTTACTTGCTTATTGTACTTTTCGACTTCAGCATTAACTTTCTCCAGAGCTTCCTTGTATTTATCAGCCACGTACATGGACGTTTTGGTTTCTTCATTTGCTTTCTCTTGCTCGTCTGTCCATTTTTCAAGGGAAGTACCTGATTCTATTAACGCTTGTTTGTTTGTTTCCTGAGTAGATGTAGCTTCTTCAGATGCTGAGATGTAGGATTTAAGAGCAGCTCTAACGCTATCCATTGCAGAGATTTGGCTGTTAGAAAATCCACCAGGTTGCAACATTTTTTCTTCAATCTTATGTAATTCTTTCTTCGCATCAGCTACATTATTAATTGATTTAACTTCGAGCTGAGACAATTCTGCCTCGGATATATCGAGCTTACGCTCTCTCCGAAGCTTTCTAAGGCTGTCAATTCGTAAAGAATCAGCGTTTAAGGTTTTAATGGCATTATTGACTTCAGTTTTCATTAGCTTATTGCTATATTGAACCATGTCATTATAGGCATCGAGCTTAACTTTTCGCTGACGAATTACTTCATCTCGGTTAACCTTTATAACACCATTTTCATAACTTATTGCTTTGGCTAATTCTTTATCTTTTTGGATTAGAGCATTAGCTTCATTCGCAGAAATGCTCTTTCCTTCAGCCATCTTTTCTAAAAGTTCATTTAAAGGAGCAACTTGTTCTTTGGTGTTATTAAAAATATCCCCGTTAAGAATGCCTTGAACAGAGTCAAACTGCATTGATTCTGACATGCCTTTGATTACATCTTTAATCTGACTGATATCATTTGCGTCAAGTGCTTCTTTGAGCTTTTGACCAAAATCTTCAGCTTGGTTACCTGCCTCAGCAAGAGTTTCCCCTAAATCACCAACTTCAGATTTAACAGAAGAAATGGCCTTATCTCCATCTTTAATGTTCTTTTGTGCCTTATCAAAACTTAACTTAAAGACATCAATTGATGAACCAGAGTCAGCATAGGTCTCTAAAAGAGTTTGCAGGTCTTTTTTTGCGTTATCAAATGCTTTTTCATCGTTTGAATTCAACGCCGTTTGCATTTTCTCTTGGAGTTTACCCAGTGCAGAAGAGAATTTATCGAGATCATCAGGATTCAAATCATCTTTTAAAGTGAGTTTACCAACAATATCATTGATACTCGTCTTTAAAGTGTTGCTGATATCTATAGAACTGTATGCTTGGGCGATTGAGAGGACACTGTCTCTAACCTTTGCATTTCCACTTGCTATATCAGACTGCGCTTTAAGCATTCCTTGTTTCGCTTTATCAGCTGCAATTTTATAATCGTCATCATCAGCAAGGAAGTCCCATTTTGGTCTACCTTTATCATTATAATCAGCGATTTGTTTGTACTGCTTCAGTTCATCCTTAGACTTTTTGATTTCTTTAGCAGCGTCTTCGAATGTTTTCTTAGAGCTATCTTTAGTTTCCGTCTTTTTAAGTTCAAGATATTCTTTAGTATTTGCAATAGCCTCTTCTAAAGCTTTATTACTTTTTAAAATAGCATTTCCTTGAGAGTCATAACCTTGAATTAAAGCGGGGAAGGTCTGAGCCAATTGCTGAGTAACTTGAAGGTATTCTTGTTCTTCGTCTGATGAAAGGGTTCTTGATTCCTTAGCTTTTTGAAGCTCTTTGTACTGTTTGATCAGTTTATCTGTGGAGTCTTTGTTGGTTGTAATTGCTTCAACATTAGTCTGTTGACTCTGTTCAAAATCATCTTTAGCTTTTTTGGCATCTGCGAATGATGAAACTACGCTTTCTAAAGCAAAGCCCAGTGCAACAAATGCAACCCCAACCACTGAGGAAACCAGAAGCCCTCTAAGAGCAGTTTTCAAAACCCTTGATGCAATAGCAGCGCGGGTCATACCTGCTTCTAATCCGATGCTAGCTAATGCTTCTTGTCTCATTGCTTTTGAGCCAAATATAAGAGTAGTAGCTAAAGTTCGAGTGTTTTTACTGAGTAACAATGTAGCGGTGCTAATCGTTACAAAAAGAGGGGGGAGGAAACCAACAGTGTTTATTATTCCAGTAGATGCTTTTAACAAAGAACCCAGAGCTTGAGTGAACTCAATCAATCCGTCGCTAATAAAGGCATCCGATGAAGCTATAGCCAATTCGGTGAAATTGTTTTGAAGTTTATTTAATCTTGCTTGTAAGCTATCTGCGTATTTCTGTTGTTCGCTCCAAGCGCTACCTGCAGAATTAGAAGCAGTTGTTGCGGCATTTTGGGCGATAGAGAAGTTGTTCATTAAGGCATTAAATCGAGACAATTGATGGATATTCGCAACGCCAATAGAAGTGTTTTGTCTTTGAGCATCAGTTAATGTGTTCCATTTGGCTGCTACCTCATTAATCAACTCACTCGCAGATTTTGCTTCTCCACCTGCAGTCTTTACAGAAATTCCGATTTCATCCAACGCTTTGATTGCGCTTCGGTTGTTTCCTATCCGGGCAAAAATAGTTTTAAGTGAGTTACCAACAACGTTTCCTGATTCACGAGTGGTACTTGCAATTGCTGTAGTATAACCAATCAGATCGTTTAATTCAACGCCGAAAGTCGAAGCGGTGCTTCCTGCTTTCCGAATAGAATTGGCCAGATCAAGAGTAGTTACTGCGTAATTGTTATCCACTTCATTTAGCTTGTCTGCAATTGAAATTGTATCATTGGCTGCAATATTGAAGTTTAACATGGCGGCAGTTAAAGTGTTAACTGTGTCATCAGGAGTTAAGTCAGAGACGTTTTGTAGAACCTGGGCGGTTTTTGTTAGAGTGGACAATTCACTTTCATCGAAGCCCATACGCCCGAAATCACCGGTCATTTGGAGAATGTCAGTGATTTTGTTTGAAAGTGTGTCACCTAAATCGATTGACTCTTGAAGAAGTTCATTGTACTTGTAATCAGGCTCATTCATCACACGTCTGATGTTTGTCATTAGAGTATCAATTTCAACAGCCTGAGATACCATTTCCTTGAGTCCAGATATAGCGCCGTAGAACAAAGAACCAGAGATTAAATATGTAGACATACTTTTGAAAGCTTGTGTTAGCTCCGCGCCGAAAGAAGAGGCTTGACTAGCTGCTGATTGCGCATTTGAAGCCAATTCCCTGAATTGCATGTTCAAGCTTTGCATTTGAGATCTGATATTGCTTCCGCCGACACTTACGTTAAGACTATTAACTGCATTCAGATATTCTTGGATAGCTTGTCTACTTCCAGCGCCCATCGTATCGCCATAACGCGTATTAAGGTTTTGTACGTTTACCTGCGCTTGCCGTTGATAAAGCTCAATAGTTTTTCGGAGTTCATTATTTTTAGCTACAGCAGCAGACTTATCATCGAGCATTTTAATTCTGTTTTGTAATGCTTCAATTTGTTGAGCTGTTTGAGCAGTGTTTAATTTCCGTCCAAGAGAAGAGAGGGTGGTGTCAGTTACAATTCCTTGCTGTCTAAGTTTTTCTAAATCTAGCTTTAATTGTTCAATAGCTTTTCGTTGTTGATCATAATTCGTTGTTACTTTTGACGTAGTAGCGTTTGTTTTTGGATCAGTCGTATATGTTATATCATCGAAGCCATTGCGGTTCTTTTGAGTAACCCTCGTTGTTTGTCCTTGAGAATTCTTCTGTTCTGTTCTTTTCTGTACCTGACCTAGTTTTTCAGTCGCTTGAGCAAGCCTGTTAACTTCTTGCGTTTGTTCTCGTAATGATTGATTGCGATTGTCTATGGTCTTTGTTTCACGCTGAATGATTTCGCCATTTTTCTTATACTGCTGCGTAAGTTTTTCAACAGTGCCATCAGCATTTCTGGTAATCATTGTAGTTTCTTTAATTGTTTGATTGAAGGATTTGAGATGTTTTTGGTAAGTGTCAACCGCAGAGGAGAAGTCGTTGAGAGTCTTTAAAGCAGAGGCATCAATATTGGTCTTTAAATTAAGGGAATTAAGCTTTTTCTCTAAAGATTTAATTTGCTGATTTAACTGTTCGACAGTCTTTGAGGAGGTATCAGCTTTTGGGGTCAATATTATTTTTAAATCTTGACTCAAAAATAAGTCACATCCTTTCAAGTGGGGCTAATCAGAGCAAATAAAAAAGCCACTCAAATTATTGAGCGACTGTACTTGTTTTCTTGATAATTACATCCATAACACTTTGCCAATATTCGGCGTTTTTCAAAGCCTGTTGAATTATATTGCCGTCTTTTTTATAACCTTGAGGTTCATATCCATCATCCTCACGAGAAGGAAGGAAGTGGATATAGTGTATAGGATTTTTGAGGTTTTCGACTGTAATTTTAAGCGTAATTGACTTCACCATTTCTGTTTGAGTAGAGGAGGCTGACAAACCGCCAATTGCTGCACCGATTCCACCACCTAATAATCCTCCAGCAATAATCCCTGATTTGGCAACCTTCGAAATCACCTGATCATCCAGTGAGATTTCAGATTGAATAATTTGGTCAAAAGGGATAACATACTCGTTTATTTCTTCGCCATTAAGCTGATATACCTTAAGAATACTCTTATCTTCATTATAAGCAATTTTGGTTTTATAAGTGCTAAAGAAATTATCAGGATTAAATTCGCTATCGTAGGCCTTTAGCATTTCAGCATTTTTTCTAATCTTATCTGCAAGTGCTGCGGATTTTATCCTGTACGGTTCAGTAGCTAATATAAGTAAGCCTAGGATTGTCAAGCAAACTCCCAGAGGTTTCCAACCATCCATTAAACAGAAGAAAAGGCTGAATAAAAAATAGCCGCCATAAGCCATAATCTTATAACCCATCCAACCACCACCAGTATTATTTTCCTACATTATATCATGGTTTCCAGTAAGTTAGAATAACTCAACATTAATCCTTATCTGACTTAATTTGAATCAACAATTCCTTGAAAAAGCTTGCCGTTACTACTTTTTTTCTTTCTTTTTGCATACTTAATAAGAATGATAAACACACAGCCATAGCCAACAAAACATAGTACAAAGCGTTAAGATAGTTGTCTTTATCTATTTTTGTTATATTCACTTTTAATATGATTTGTAGAGCAATAAAAGAGGTGGCTACTAATAAACTTCCAACAGGCCAAAGTTTGGTGTGATCGTGTATATTTTCAATATTGGTCATTCTAGCTATTGCTAAATTTAATTCTGTGTCATCTAAGGTACTCAGTGCCTCTATTTTTTGTTTGTAAGTATTATAAGAACTGATAGGCTTTCTAGGGAATTCTTCTTCGATAAATTTAAGGAGCTCTTCATTACTGGAGCATATTAATTTTTCAGCAAATTTATGTTTATAAATATTCTTATAGGCCTTAACTGCTTCCATACAATCACCTCTCCATATTATCGTCAAATATGGAAACATGTTTAAGTTTTATCCATAAGCAAAATCCCTCAATTGAAGGATTTTGATTCTGAATAAAAGAGGGATTTCATAAAGAGTGCTGCCTAAAGCAAATCAATTGATATGTCACCCAACAAGCTTTTCTTAATCTTCCCGTATTCAAGTTTACCGGTGCTTGCGTTGTAAACAAGAACTTTACCGTCACTGATCTTGGATTCATCAATCTGTTTAGATCCGAATTGGTTCTTATCAGCTTTAGCATCAAGCTGCCTAGTTAATTCAGCAACAGCTTTGTTCAATTTATTAATTTGCTGTTGCATATTCTCAATTGAACTTTGGTGAGGATTGAAGAGGCTCATAATGTTTACGAGAAGATTTGATTCTTTTCTTCTTTAAAATCACGAAGGTCGTAATGCTTAATTGTTGTAGACACATCATTATGCTGTGCAACATATTTACTCACGAGCTCAATCTTAATTTTCTTGACTTCAAGAAGGTAAGTAATACATGAGGCTTTAAAGAGGTGAGGGTTAATGCGGCGGCCAAGGATATCAGAAAGAACATCAGAACAAAAATAGTCAGCCCAACCCTCTGACATTTGTCTTGGTTGGCCACCGTACTGTGTAGTAAATAGATATTCATGGTCATATCCTCGTTGTTCGTGCCAAAGCTTCAAATATTCCAAAGCTTCTGTGTTAATCATGTAGTCGAGGGGTTTTCCTTCGCCTTTTCCTTTTCCAAGAACTTTATGAGCCATGACATAAGATTGACCTTCAGGTATCTCATAATTCAGGATTTCGGTTTTAAACTGAATTATTTCAGCTCTTCTGGCACCTACATTAAAGGCAGTAGCTAACCAAGCCATCCCCAAATAGTTTTTATCTTCTTCAAGCACTTTCATCATTGTTCTGTATTCATCGTAAGTAACCTTTACTTTTTCATACGTGGTTGTTTTAGGGATGGCAGGGAGACCTCTTGTGAAGTTCCTGAATGATTTGTAATTATCGTCATCTTCAGCAACAACATTTTCAATGTAGTTATTTAAAGAAGATACTCCAGCCTTTTTTAACGCTATTCCACTTGAAGACATCCCTCTATTTTTCAGGAAGCTTTGATATCTGATGAAATCCCTTTTGGATATTTTGTAAAGTTTCTTCCCATTCAAGGAATTATGCACCCACCAGAAGAACTGACGAAGAGAGGAGTTGTATTGCTTCCTGGTTTTATCTCGGAATGAGTGGGCATCAAGAAATTCTTGTGTTAAGCTTCTATGCTCGTCATCAACCTGACCCCACATTTCATCCGTGACTTCGGGCAACTTTTCGGCTCTAGAGCGCATCATGTTTTGTTTTATTTCTCTGGCCATTAATACACCACCGTTATTCTGTTTTAATACCACTTGCATTTAAATCTTTTTTCATAGCAGCAACTAATCGTCCATCTTTTAACGATTCAGCGGTATTCTTCATAAATGAGCGAGGTTTTCCGTAACCATAACCGTATTTATCTGGATACGTATATCCTTGACCAGTCTCAACAACCGTAGCAACATCCTTGCCGTTATCTTCACGGGTATTGTCTAATGAAATTCCGTTAGATTCGTTTTGAATGACAAAAGAGTCCTTCAAAAGAGAAGTACGTTCATATACAAGAGGATCGTATGTGTCATATACATCAGATTGCACATGCTCTTGACCCGTTTTAATCATCGTATTTTTTGTGTTGGATTGTTTTTGAACGGCTTGCTTTGCGGCAAATTCAATTAGTGCTGCTATTTCTTTTATGTTCTTGACCATTATTCAGCCTCTTGTTCATTTTCAATCTCTTCGACCTTATTAAGGATGAGATCATTTATTTCTTCAGGAGATATGTTTGAAAGTTTGTCTAAATTCTCTTGCATCATCTTTGTTGCTTCTCCAAATTTCTTCATGCTTTCTTCAGGGAAGCTACTAATAATCAATGGGAAAAATTCAGAGTCCACAAGCTTAACAAACCACTTAACTTTATTTTTGATATCACTTGGAATACCCAAGTCTGTAAATTCTTTAATTAGTGAAAAGAATCCCCATTGAACAGGATTTATGCTTTTAAAGTCAATGTTTTTTTCTTGAGCATTTTGTGGATCCGTAATTAATTCAGTAAGCATTTTGGTTAAGCGGGTAGGGGAGAAGTACGGGTAAATAAAAACATGAACGTCATCAGTTAGTTGCACTCGTTCTTTCTTGTCATATTTGCTTACACTTTCTTCGATCAACCCAAGATTTAATTTTTTCGATGCCATTTCAATTCCTCCTTATATATCCTCTGCACACATTAAAAAAGACACCTCAAAAGGGGAGAGGTGTCTAAATAAAAAAACTTGTATTTTATTCTGTGTCTGCTTCTTCGTAGTCTTCGCCAGTGATTTCTTTGTACTCTTCTAAAGTGACTAAACCATTCTTTACTCCTAATTGGAGCTCTTCTTTTGTCACATCGTTGAATTCCTGGTAAGCTTCTTTGACTTGATCAACGGTTGCCCATTTTCGACTCAGGGCATTAACCCAATAATTGTATGTAGTTATTTTATGAACCTCCCTTTAGATCAGCAATATCTTTTAACATTGTGTTTATTGTTTTGTTGACTTGAAGCAAGCTTAGGCGGAGTTGGGATAGGGTCTGTCCTATTATTTCAAAATCGTTAGGTTCAGGGATACTTGGTTTAACGCTATCCTTGTATTCTTCAGTTGCTGATTCAATCCATTTATTTTTCTTGGGATCATATTTGGGCAAGATTATTGTGGGGTCTGGGACAGCAGTTGTACTATTTGGAGGAAGAACATCGCCTTCAATGAAGTCTTCTCCAGCGTACATAAAGTTCTCATCGTAATAAAGAACATGCATAATATTTTCACCTACTACCATAAAGGAATTCCTATATTAAATGAAACTCTGGAAACACTGTTAATGTCATTAGCGTACAATCCATCAAAACGTAAATCTCCATCTGTTGTGAAGGCAAATCTCGCTGTTCCATATGATCCAATTGTGGGTACTACAAAATCCACCAGCTGTGTTGGCTTGGTTGAGAATTTAGCAACTGCAGTTCCAATGGCCGGCAATGTTCCGAAAGATCCTCTTAGCCATAGCACGTTATTTACACTTGAGAATTTGAAAGGGTAAGTGGAGTATTGTGTAGCTCCATTAATAAGTGTGACTGGGTTCCAAGAACCTGATGTACCACTCCATCTAGCTTTGTCATCCAAAGTAACGTGAATATCAGTTTTTGCTTCGTGGGCATCAGTGTAAGCTTTCGCCGAGTTGAGTGCGGTAGTAGCTCTAGCTTGTGCTCCGTCAGTCGTTTCATGTGTTTGCCAGGAAGTCCATGTTGAATCGCTCTTTCTAAAACGGAAATAAGTATGTGTTCCGTAATATGCTTCTAATGCAAATTGTGCAATTGTAGTTCCATAGTTCATGACGACTAAATAGACATTGGATAAGTTGGCAGGGGAGTGAAGCCCTTGGTTGGCGATTAAATAAAACCCAGTGTTAATCAAATCGTTGTACTCTGTTTTTTCGGAACTGTCTTTGTAGAATACTTTCCCATCATCAGCAGTGAGTTTGAAAAGTTGAGCAGCGTCCCATCTATCCCGATCAGATTTGTTGATATGGACATTGGTGTCATTCAGATGATTATCAAAGTCACTTTTAGTAGCTTGTTTTACATTGTCTACATTCCCAAGTCCAACCTGTTCAGCAGTAACCTTGTGTGGGTTTGATTGATCGTTAGTATGTTCAGCTAAAAAAGACTTTGACCTTTCATCGGAGCTGTTCCAATAACTGCGCTCATCCTTTGTGATATGTCTATCCTGGTCTGCGTCGTGAGCATCAAAATCCACCTTCGATGCCTGTTGAATATTATCAACCTTAGACAAACCAACTTGGCTTTTAGTAACTGCATGAGGATTTTTCTTGTCGTCAAGATGTCCATCAAAAGCCATCTTTGTGGCTTGCTCTTCATTAAGTACATTTGATAATCCGACTTGCTCTTTAGTTACATGGTGAGGGTTTTCAATGTTCTGAGTATGCGACTTTAATTCTGAATTTTGCTTTTCCATGAACTCATCGACCTTATCGGATAAACGTTTTTCATGATCAGACATGTGAGATTCAGTTCTGAAAAATTGATCTTTAAGGTTATTGATTTGTATATTGTTTTGTTTGAGCTGACCTACAAATTTACTGCTGCTCATTAACTCACCGCGATTCCTTTAACCGTAACATCTCCATTTACGGAAATGACCTCAACCATGAATTTGAAAAGCCCCGCAATATCGAAATCCCAGTTTTCATTTGTATTCAATGTGCCCGTACCTAATTGAAAATCAGTTTTGTTTGTTCCAGCAATTTCTGTCTTTTCACCATTTTCATCTACGGCAAAGAATTTTATTTCTCTTGAAGTTGAGGAACCAGAGATCTTAACAGTAATATCCCGATAATGTGATACTACAAATTCTTCACCTTCAGACGGGGCAGTTGTTGCTTCGTGGAATGTAAAGGTTGCTTTATCTGGAATGGTTTTTAAAATATTTTCATCGGTTTCTGTCAACAACTCCACCTCCTAAATCTGTTTAAAAACTGACTTTTATTTAAAAAGGAGAGGGGAAGAATCCCCTCAAATTATTTAGCTTCAAATACTCTTACGTCTCTGTCAGTACCGTCATTGATCACATAGACATAAAGTGTTTTACCAGCGGCGACAGGAACTGAAAAAGGTTTGTCACCGGCTGTCAATGGGATACCTGTATCAGCAGTTACAGTTGAGTTCCCAATGTAAATCGTGCCTTCTGTAGGTGGGTAAATAGTAAGTGCTGTTCTGTCAGTGATACCTGCGGTAACTTTTTGAGCTGTTGAAGTAACAGTGAATTTATCCGTTTTAAAAGAGGAGAAACCAGGATCTCTTTCATTCAAGGTCACGGAAGGGGATTGTACTTGGATGCCTTTGATAGCATCCAACCCAGCTTGAGGAAAGTCAACTTGTAGTGGTTTTTCTTGTGATTTTAGATGAATATCGGTGATTGGTTTACCAGTTCCATCGTCTCTAGCTGAAGTGTAAATGTCTCCGTCTTTGTTTAAAAGTGCCAAGATATCAAGCTCCTAACGTTATTTTGTTTCTTGCGTTGTTCCAATGTCTACACTGCTATTCGATGTCGCATCTTCTTGTTCAGTTTTAATTCCTTTTGTCCCATCAGGGTTACGCTTAACACGGGCAAAAGTACCGATCTTGCCATTATCATCAGCTAATGCTCGGTATCCAATTTCAGGTGTGTAGGCTTGTCCAGCCTCTAAAGACATGTCTGCTTCACCAGAGAAATTAACTTTAGGTAACTGGATATAAAGGTCACTGTAAATTTTTGATGTCTTTGGATCGTACTCAAGTGTGTGGATTTCGAAGTAATAGTTCTCGGAGAATTTTTCACCACTAATTTCAACTGTTTCTGCATCAACTTCAATTTGATAGTGAGCTGTTACAGCGTTCCCTTTAGCAGCAAACGTTTCAGGAACAGTAATTGTATTGTCTGAAACATTAAATTCTTGTTGATCTCCGTCTTCATTTGTAAGTGAGACTTTGGATAAAGGAGTATACGCGATTTTGATTGTGCCGGTATCACTTACAGTAAGACTTTCATCTTCCCATACAGAAATCGTCTCGTTTTCAATTTTTACACCTTGCTGCATTGCCATAAAATCAAGATCAAAGAAAGCATTTTTTACGTTGCCTGAAACCTCTTTGCTTGAGTTGATGACATACAGGTCTCTATTTCCCCATCCACCTTTTAAAAAGTCTTGTTGGACTTGTTGGGAGAACTGAGTCATTTGTGTTACAGAAGATGCAACAACCTTGTGGTCACTAAGTCTTTTGGTTAGCACCTTACCAACTTCATGGATAACTGTTTGTTTTGCCAAGTGTTTTCCTCCTAATTTAAAATGAAAAAGAGACTGTAAATCAGTCTCCGAATAATTGCTCTAAATTTTTAGCATCTGCTGTACTGAGGTGGTGTTTTTCTTCTCTATACATATCAACATGACTATTCCAGTCACCGATTTTCACATCAGTTGATACAGTGGCAAATAACGCAGAAGTGTTATAATTCATTATTTCACCCATTCTGTAATATGACAGGTACAATTGATAAATTGTCATATCGGCTACCTCTTGATATGTGTATCCATTAAATGCAGCCACACAGCTAGCGATGTCCTTTAAATCATTTTGAGAATTTTGGAGTTTTAATTGATTATTCAAATCATGAAACTCCTGCAATTCATCATTATCAACAATTTTCTCTTCAGTCAGGCAATGCATCTCTAATATCAATTTTCTAACATTATTAAATGCTCTCTGATCAATAAGATGTAGTGATTCCTTGTCCACAAATACTTTGCTAAACACTTTAAAATAAGCCTGGTTAAATTCGGGTAAGTAATCATGAACAATTTTGAAGAGACTATTCTTCTTCAATTCGATAATTAAATCATTTAATGAACCGTCATTGTTGATTTTTGAAAAGTTTCTGATGATTTCCTTCTTGCTCATTTTCATCATATTTAGCTCGCTTATGTACTCTGGGTAATCTCTTAAGTGGATAAAGTCTATTGCACCGACTTCAGTATTAATAGGACTTCCTAAAAAGAAAAAATCCTTTAACACATTCATTTACTTGCTCCGAAAGTGAATATCAATTTGTATCCCAAATACCCTTCAGGTGCGTTCGATATGAGCAGTCTTGTGTATTTAACATTTTTACCGATGCCAGCAAAATTTTGATTGAAGAGCATGTTACAAATACGATCAGTAATTTTCAGGTTCCTGAATTCAGTCTCTTCATAGGTGTTAATGTGTGTATAAACATCAATCATCAAATCTTGATCTAGCAGCATCACACTTTGGATTGAGGGTTTAGGGATTCCATTGCCAAGATAAACACAAAGTCTGCATATTGGTTGATCGGTTAAATCATCAGTTTTGGGAGCACGCTTAATTATTGAGCTTAATATTGATGGGGAATCATCAACTGGATCATAATAATTTTCCAACGTCTGAACGTCAGGGAGAGAAGAGGAGAGAGGGTCATCTTTATAATATAAAAGACGATTCAATTCTGTATCATTCATAATAGTTCTAAATACAGTTGTCATATGTTCAACCATCATACTCAATCGCTATCACCTCCAACTTTCTTTTTGGCTATAAGTCTAATTGTTCCGGTGTCTCCATAGACCTTGGAATAGTCTATATCATCAACACGGAATTCCTCACCATAAAAAGAAAGAAAAAGACCCTTCTTTAATTTTTCATGTTTTAAAAAGGGGATGGTGACATGTGCTTGCCCTTCAGGAATATTTATAGCCAATTCTGATCCAATTGTTGAGGTTGTCCGTTCTAAAACACACGGGATGTCAACCTTCTCACCAGGCACTTTAATCTTTATCGGTCTCCCTGTAACTTCATCGATCTTTCCGGAATCAATTAGTTTGTCAGAAGATGTTAGACTAATTGATGAATTACAAAGCCGCATAGTAGCACTGTCATTCATTTTGTTATCGGTAGGTCGTGAATTAACTAACCAGTAACTACCGTCATACAAAATCAAGTCACCACGATTTAATAAACCTAAAACTGTAAGGACTTTTTTTGTTTCGCTGTCCTGAGTGGTTTGAATTATCACCTGTTCAGGCTTACCATTCAATTCAATGTCGTAAGTTTCAGGTGAATTTGCTAAGATTTCTTTGAAAATTTCATACTTGTTTGAATTAAACTCTTCGTTTTCCCAGCCACTCAAATAATTTGAAGAAGAGGTAAGATACCAATCTACAGACACCGAACCACCTCAATCAAAATTATTCACTTTTAGTTTGCTCATTTTTTTTTCAATCTCATCGACAAGATCTTCATAGGATCTATTAACCTGAGCTTTAGTATTAGATAAACCTGTCAATTGAACATCTCTTCCTACAACGTTGTTTAATTTTAAGGCTCTGTCTCGATATCTGAAAGAGAATCCTTTGTACATAAGCATTCCTAAAACTTGAATTTGTGATGAGGTAAGGGGATATTTAAATGTATTGGACTTTTCATCATAACCAAGTTCTGTCAGTTCGGTTTCGTATTCACCAACTGCGTTAATGAAAAACTGCTGCTCAAGGCCATCGGGAAGAATTTCATTTGATTGAAACATTGAGTGGAAAACGTTAATTATTTTTTCATAAGGAGTCAAGATTTAACCTCCCTTATGATTGAGTATCAAATTTAAATCCAGTGTATTCTTCAATGAACTTGATCTTAGCGTAATCATTAATCTTTTCTTTTTTAGCTACATCAAACAGCTGAGCTTTTTCAGATTCAAGTAAAATTTCTTTTTGAACATTTTCTTCGAAGGCTTTTTGTGTTTTATACCCCAAGATTTGTTTAATCCGTTCTACAGTAACAACCTCTTGCTTATCGTCTTTATCATCAGTTTCGAAACCCAAATGTACACGGGTTTCTTTGTCATCAATATAGATTTTGGCATGAGTACCTTGACCGTCAGTTCCAGTGAATAGTGAGGTATTGTCATAGACTTGGGATTGCACTTCCCCAGCTGTGATCTGTCTGATTCCATTGGCCGGCAATCTGAAGTCTCCGTGAGTGTCAATCTTTCGGAAATATAAATCCCATGGACATAAATTTTTAATTGCAATCTTTTTATCTAAATTAAAAGACATGTAATCCCTCCAAAAATAAAAGGAGGGACACAGCCCTCCTAGATTTTAAATTGTTTAAATTTGTGGCAATTCATATTTTGTGTCTCTGATGAGACCAATTTGATGTTCTTGTCCTTTGGCTACACCAGCTCCAATTTCCATATCAAAACGAGTGATCTCAGTTCCAGTGATAATGTCGTTACCATTCATTGATGTGAGTCCGCCTTTTTGGAAAACTTGAAGAGGAGACTTTTTACCTTGAGGAATGAAGAAGAGAAGTCCTTCAGGAAGATATGTTTTGAAGTTGTCGCCGGCTTTATTTAATTCAGTAAGATTATAAGCATTAGGTAATTCTACAACAGAAGAACCTTTATAAGTGTTAAGCAATCCTGTTCTTCGGATTTCATCCATAACAGACTGTGGGAGTTTAGTGCTTGAAGCATCTCCGGCTACAGCCTGGAAGCCTGCAAAGTCATTTAACTGAGAAACAACTGAAAAATCACCGACAATAGAAGGTTGTCCAAATCGGCGAATCTTTGTGATAATATCGTCTACAGATGATTTGGTGATACCCTCAGTTTCAGCAAAGTATTTAACGCCTGTTGCATTTTTAATTGCATTAAACATTTCATTTACTACATAGTACATGGCTTTGTTCATCATATCTGTTTGAACTTGTTCCATGCCTTCTGCTACTTTATCGAGGTTTCCACTTTGAATCTCACGATAGTTAACAGCATAGCCAGAAGAAATGGTCTGAGTTCCAATTGGGTATTCGCTCCAAGTTGTAGTAGCGAACGGTACGTCACCACGGGAAGCTTGGAATTGGCTTCGGATGGATTCATGCGCGTATGTTGTCATCATTGGTTGCTGATCATAGCCAATAGTTCTAAATGTGCCCATAAAATCAAATAGCTTAATTGCTGAAATGAGCTTAGGCTCAATGGCATAACGCACAATTGTGTTGATCTCGGCTTTAGCTACAGGGTTGCCCATAAGAGCTTTGGAAGCTAGTTCCTTCACATGGGTCATAGCAGCATTGGCTTTTGCTCCAAACTTGGAAAGATCTTGACCCGTTGCAGCTGCAGAAAAGATTTCTACAATAGGGGACTTAGCATTCAATTTAGCATTTGCATAATGGTTTGAGTCTTTTTGAACATTGTTTAATTCAACTGTAAACATTAATAATTACCTCCAGAATATTAATTAAGCCTGTACTGTTAGGTACAAACCTTTTCCGCCAAATGTATTTTTCTCTAAGACTTTTAGAGATACTTTAAACTCCGCAACGTCATCGCCAGCTTTAACCCATTTACCTGTTTTGTCCGCAGCAGGAACCAATACGTCATCTTTAACAAGCGCATCATAATCAACTACCACGTCTGAGCTGAGTTCAATTGGCAGTCCTTTTAAGTCTGCTAAATTAAATGCAAGGACATATTCACCTTTTAGGACTTTGAAGTCTTCTTTATTGCGAATTTCAGGTTTATCAATAATGTTTCCAACCACATATACATCACCTTTTGCAGTAGAAGATGCGCCTGGAGGGAATGCGTTACCAGAAGAATCGTTAGGGATTACGGCTAGACCAGGGACTAAATCGACACTAGCCTTGCAGCGTGGATTATTTCGTACTTGTTTATAAGCACCAATTGTTCCGAATTTGAACATTGAGTATTCCTCCTAAATTTTATAAAAGTGTTATTTTATCTTAATAAAGATCATCAATTGTCACTGAACCTTGCTGTCCAGAATCTTGAACTTCAGAATAAATATCGAAATTTGTATTACTATTAGTCTCAGAAGCTTGCTTCTTTGAGCGTTCAGCGATGAAGGATCGAGCGATTGCTGAGTTGATTTCAGAAATAATTTCGTTTTTAAGCTCGACAGAAGGGGACTTAGAGAACATTTCAATTTTCTCTTTTGCGACGTCCTTCTCTTCAGGAGAATATTCCTTTAAAGCTTGATTAAGCTCTCCTTGCATCTTTTCGGCTACCGCCTTGTTTTTGAATTCCTTTAGGGAATTAAGCTCTTCATCAGCCTTGGCTTTTTCATCCTTAGCTTTTTGCGCTTCTTTTTCTTTTGCATCAGCCTTAGCTTTTTCATCCTTTGCAGCTTTAACAGCGGCATTCAGTTCTTCAGTTTTTTGCTTTAAGTCCTCAGTAAGTTTCTCAACTTTTTGATTTAACTCTCCAATTTCTTTATTCTTATTATCAAGTTTGTTGTTTAACTCAAGGACTACTTCTTCTTGAGATTTTGGCATTAAATTATCCTCCTTTTTGTTACTGTTTAATTCAAGTAAAATGGCAGCGTCATCTGCTGGATCGATACCTAAAATTGCATCACCTGTAAAGTCGAATTTCATAGGTATACGTCCTTGCTCTTTCCAGCCACCTTCATATTCAATTGCATCTGAACCTTCTACAGCTGCTATCTCAACCGAGGTTTCAGGGAAATCACCATCAAACATCTTTGATTTTAACCATTGAACAAATTTAGGGTAGCGCTGGTTGTATAGGAAGCCTTCAGCTATTAACACTCTTTTTGGCTCACCATTAACATCAATAGTGTCAATGTAAGCATTAGTAGTCGTACCAACCACTGCGCTGTTTTCAAAGAGAGGGGTGCCGTCCTTGACTTCTGTTAAACCGTGTCCGAATGGCTCACTGTTTTCATCATCCAAGAATTCTGCGCAAATTGGCATTAACTTAATTGATTCAAGGTTAGCGTTTATGTATTTCTCCAGCCAGGTAATACCGTTCTTATTAAACTGAGTATTATTTTCATGGATTTCGAGAACGACCCACTTGATGTATGTTTGACCACTGGTTTTTTTCTGATTGTTAATTTCTAAAATCGTGCTTTTCAAATACTAATCACCTCCTCTCAAGAGCCAGAAGGCGTTCCGTTACTGTTATTTGTCTTCGATTTAATCGTGTTTTCATTTTTCGGATCATCGATCTCAGGTGCGCCGGCTGACTTATCGTTATTCTTACTCATTGTGAAAGAGGTCGCATGAACAGGGAATTTTTCATCAAAACCTTCGTCTTTTTCATATTCCATTAGGGATAAGTAAGCATCAGGATTCCATCCAGTAGCGGCTATCCAAGCAATAAGGCTTCCTCGACCACTTGTATAAAGGTCTTTCATGTTTTGGACTTTTTCTTTCCTGTTAACGTGGGTAAGAGGGAGGTAGTAAACCTCAATATAAGAGCGAGGATCTTTGATGATATTGGCGTTTATCACCTTGTTAAACTCACTTTGAATTTGTTCTAACCAGGAGAATATTTGGGAAGAAACCATCTCGATATTGGTTTGTTGAGAAGAGTAGTTACCGTCTTGACCATTGAGAGCAGATCCTGCAAATCCTAAATTTGTAGTGATTCGTTTAATGAGCTCGTCTTCACCTTTAACCTTCAAGAAATCTACATTAGTTTCCAACTTGTCTAATTTTGTTCCAGAGGCCAAAGAGAAGAACTTAACACCTTTAACGCTTCCTTTAGCTACTAACGCTTTTTTTATATTCTCATGCTGCTGTTCCTGTTGCTTTTGAGATAAAGCTGATTTGCCTTTTTGATCACCTTCAGGGAATGTCTGATAAATTAAAGTGCTGTTGAGTTCATCTAAAATGTTTCGTTTAGTGTCAACAAAGTATTCATCATAAACCATATCAATAAATGCAGATAAACCGATTGGGCGTCCCCATTGATCTTCAATGTCGCTGCTTCCTTTAACAGCAATGGTCTTATTGTTATCAAGAACTAGCCATTTTCGATTTTGATCTTTCTTATAAGCTCTATAGCCTTGTCTGATTTCTTCTGGCCAGCGTCTAAGCTTTAATGATCTTCCGTTACTTGTGAACTTGTCAAAATAGGAGACATCAAAAGCTATTTGATAAGAGGAATTTTTCCTGCCGATAATTTTGCAATAATCGAGGGGAAGGGGGAGGACGGAACAATTAAAGTCATCAATAGCATTTGATTCAGTTATTGATCCGATCTCATTGTCACTTAGAGTGGTGGGAAAAGAATCATTGGCTACAGAATCAAAATAATAAAAACCAGTTCCATATTTGCTGAGTTTCCCTAATGCATCCCTGACAACACTTTTGTCGCTGATTTTCCTTAAAGCCAGATTGAACTTTTGTTTGTTCAATTTGAAATCAGCTACTTTACTTGATCCCAAAATAACTCTGTCTAAAGTAGGGAGGGCTACCATGTAGTCAATAACGTTTCTATACACACCATTTGCGTTATAAAGCAATTTAGAGGCATCCCTAATCTGTTTATTGTAAACGTTGTGGTCTTTCAGCCATGATTTAACTTTGTCGTAAGAAATGCCGTTAAATAAATCATTAAAGAACAACGAATCAAGCGGCGCTAAATTTGTATTAAATTCATATGCTGACTGTGGTTCAGATGTAGGCATTATTCACCTCCTCAATTTCTAATTAAAAAAGAATCCAAATGAATACTCATCATCGGATTCTTCCTTTTCTAAAAACAAAGCTATGTAGTAAAGAGCATAACTCAATGCACTGTACCTATCTTTATCAATACGTTTAACTACTTGTTCGACGCTAATTGAGTTCTGTGTTTTCTTTAACCTTAAGTTGGCTACTTCATCAATTAATAATTGTGTTTGTATACATGTGGCCTCAACCATAATATCGTCGCTAATAACTTTTTTGCTTTTTATTTCTTCATATGGTCTCAATAATTTCAACTTTCCAGACTCAACATAATCTAAGAAAGTAGTAATAATCTTGTCGTTAATCCCTTGAGATTTGAGGTTATAAACAATAGCAGGGGAGTTTGGAACATCTGGTTTCTGATCAGTATTGATTGTTGCCCAGCAGCCTAATTCTTCATTCGTTTCTGGGTCTGTAACATCTTCTAGAAGTCTATCCACCAGTCCACTTCCGACTCCGTTTCCGTCTACAATCACAGCTCTAACTCTTGATATAGATAGATCTTCATTACCTCCATAGTTTTTGAAAACCCTTTTAACCATGATTGATTGTTCTTTAAAATTTAGTCCATTTGGTGGTTCGATTATATTTACAACCTGGACTTGCCTAATTGCATTATTGGAGTTGCGAATAATCTTGAGAACAATGATAGCTGTTTTATTGTTTGACTTTTCACTTGAGCGGGCAACATCGACCCCGATAACATATTCATTTAATAACAAATTCTTATTCTTATCTCTAGGACAAGCCAGTTCTGGGTTTGTAATTGTCCTTGCTTTAATCAACTTGCTAATGTTGATAAGTGCGCCATCACTCGCTCCAACCCATTTAGACTCATAGTTCATTGCGAAAGCAGTTGATGAAGTTGTAGGATCATTTTTCTTTGCAAGTATCTGAGTCCGTGTTTCACCTCTACCAAAGTGACAAGGTAATTCCCAGCTTGCTCCTAAAACAATTTTTCCTTTTAAATCAGCCATTTCATCAAGCATATTTAGAATCCTGTTAAATTCATCTGATCCCCGATAGCCTGACGTTGTTAGGTAATTAATCATCCCGTTCAATTCAAAAGGGTTTACTGTAGCAAGCTTGCCGATTGTTCTTCTGGGCACGTTTACGACTGGTTCAAGTACGTCTTTAAAAAGCTCGTTATTTAAAAGAGCTGATTCTTCAACGTTAAGCCTTCTTCTCCGTTGTCCTTTTGTAGACTGTGCGTTTGCTAATACAGAATAAACTCCTCCGGAAGAGAACTTTACTTCGACCGAGTCTTTAGTAAAAGAAGGTTTACCAGCTAATTCATTTTTCATTAAAGGAAACCACTTCATAATTTCATTGTGTTTCTCTTCACTAATTGAAGCAGCATTTTCTCTTGTTTGTGCTGACATGGCTATCGTGATATCAGGAAACCAAATAGCAGTATGGTAAATTGACATTAACTCAAGCATGGTTTTCCCAAATCCACGAGGGAAAACTCCATATGTACTTACAAAACGACTCATACATCTTAGGAAAACCCTTTGATCTAAATCTAGTCTCATACCGCCTTTTTCTGGCTTAATCAAGTCGTACCATAAATCAGGAAACCATCTTGCCCATTGAACAAATTCAATCCATTTTTCTAAATTTCGCTCAAAAGTATCAACCTTATTTTGATTTGCTTGAACAGGGGAGTTAAACTCAGGGTCACTGTCCAATCTTGAACTTTGTTTGGTGTATTTAAAATTATCTCTTTGGAAGTTCTTTCTCGAAGCCATATTTACAACTCCCGCATAGAAGGATCATTATCTAATTCTTGTTTCTCATAATCTGCTCTGCGCTCTTCATAGAAGTTGTAGATATCTTTATAATCAGCAGGTGGAAGACCTTTTAAGTCCCGCACATAATTTAAATAACACCATAATACTACATCTGGCTTATCTTTCGGTTGAGAGACAAACTTGGGTAGAATAGGGATAATGTCAACTTTCTCTTCAACCATTCTCGCCAGTTGTCCAAATCCATCCAAACCTTGCGATAAATCAGCTTTACTCATTTGAGAAGGTTTTAATTTACCTGCTTCAGCTGTATCTTTTGCCATTGCAGCCCAATCTTTAGCTTGTTTAAAATCTCCTTTTGCTTTTGCAAGGGTCTCATATACCTTATTTACGCAGTATTCTCGTAAGCACTCTTCGTGCATTGTGGTGAGTAACTGAAAAGAGGGTTTTAGTTGAAGGAATTTCTTTTCGAAAAGGAGGTAGTCATCATCGGGGTAGCCATATCCGTATTTTTCTTTAAGTTTCTCTAGATAGTCTGAGTCAATGTCTTGAGATGTTTGGCTCTCTTCTTCATTAGCTGTTACATTTGTTTTATCTTCTTTTGTAAATATACTGTCTTTGTAACCAGTACCGTTAAATTGCTTCAAAGAATTAGCCATTGTCATATAAGCGCTAAATGTATCTGTTTTTCTCTTTTCAGCTTGTTCCCAATACAAAGGATCAAATTTAACATCGATCTGTTGTAAGACTGTATATATTGACTCAATATTGCTGTAATCAATATTTTTCTTCAAGCAAGTCTTGCAAATAGGGACTTTGCCTGTTTTCTCATAAAGGCTACTTCGTGAATTGTAGAACCCCGACTCTTTGTCCTTTTCTTTTTGACAAGCAGCACAGATCAATTTTTCCTTTTCTTTAGCTTTTCTTGGCATTGGTTCACCTCCAAATAATTGGTTCAAAAACACGTTTTATAAAACGCCCAGCAATAGAGAAGTGGTGGAGATTTCATTCATCACTGGGCGCTCTTAAAATGTGTTTTTAATTACATAGACAATTTATAATCAAATCGCATCCCCCTAGTAGAGGACGTCTTCTTCAAAAAAGTTATCTCAATTTCCTCTGTAATTATCTGAGATTGATCTCGACTTATATTGCATCTTACTATAGTTGATTCAGGTACAATATATGCTTTGAAAAATTCAAAAAGCAAACTAGGTTCACCAAGAATCAATAGCTTAGGTTTATCTTTCTGACTGTTTAAGGGGGTATCACCTTTAGATGACCCAAATCCCGGTGAATAATTAACTGCTCCTTGTGAAACAACAACGGAAGGTTCTTTTATACTAATTCCAGGCATTGAACATGTTCCGATAGCTGCTCTTTTCTCAAGACCCATTTTTTCATGCAATTTATCTAAGACAGTTCTAATCTCAAAATCACATTTATAGCCAGATTCTCTTAATTTAATAAGTTGTTCAAAATGCTTGTTTAAATATTTAAAGTCTTCATTCGTCATTTTCATACTTCATCATCCTCATCTGTATAAAATTAAAGTTTTAATCTAAATCACCATTACACTCATAGCAACCAGGGCAATCACAGCCATCACAGTCGCTATGCGGCATTCCGCATTCATTACAACATTCACACCATGACATGCCGCATCGGTCGCACATCCATACTGATACACCATCATCTATCCACATAATTTAACCTCTTATTATTTTTGAGACTTGATGTATAAAATCGATAAAAAAATCGTTCCAATAATTACTTTAATAGGAGACTACATTGAGTCTCCCTTAGTTGAAAAAATAATGTCCTAATACTTCGATTAGGCTCTGTTGTATGTACCATTCTTAAATCTAATTATGTATGTAGCCTCAATACCTGTATCATCAAAAACCATAAACTTTTGAGAAGGTTTTGTTCCAAACCGACCTTGCATAGCATAATCATCCGCACCGACGAGCGCTCCATTTACAACAACTGTTGTGCTGCCGTACTCTTTTTCGTAATTGTGATGAATATGACCACCGAATATGTAAGAAGGGATGTAGCCAAGTAATTGAGGCAATCGTGTTACGCACTGATCAACACGATCGTAGTGTCCGTGTACAAACACGACTTCCTGATTGTTGATTTTAGCGGGGATGAATCCATCTTGCTCAGGTTCAATGGAGATGTTCTTTATGTTCTTCAATCTGGCTTCGAGGTACCAATTAATGAGGTATTCAAAGTTTTCTTTAATCCCTACATCATTTTTAGAAGGGGAGAGGCGACCGTGATTTCCTGCTACGTTGTAAAACTTAACTTCTTGAAACTCACTTGCCAACATCGCTAAAACCTCAGCAAGCGTTTCTGATACATATTTAATTTGTTCTACAGCATCTTCATTGGCCTGAACTCTTGTAGACACATGAATAAGACCTCCGATTAAATCACCGAGATTTGCTACATGTAATGTGGAGACATGATTCTGCTTACCATACTCAATCACTTTATTGGTGAGATGTTCTACACGCTCATTGAAGATTTCTTTATTGAATTTATTAATGCGGTTGTCGATTTCCATTCCGAAGTGCCAATCACTGAATAATGCAAGCCCATGTTTTTCAGCAATAGCGGGGGATGGAAAGGTGAAGCGAAGGGGTCTTTTTGACTCTAGAGATGCAATAGCTTGTACGACATCATCTTTAATTTGTTCAAACCGTGCTTGATTGGCAATGAATTTCCGGTATTCTCTTTTTTGATCTCGTGCTTTGATTGTTTGTTTTTCGGATTCAATGCGAATTTCTTCATGTTTTTGTTGAACTTCTTTGTTCATATTCTTTGAGATAAAGTAATCGTGCCAGCGCTCAAATTGTTTAAAGTCTTTACGCCATTTGCTTTCATCATAGTTGGTTCCCTGATCCTTGTTTAAAAGGGTAGCAATTGTTTTTGTGTCAATGTGATAAGTGTCTTTGTTTTTGAAAAGTCTAATATGATAATCAGTAAACGATTCGTCTTTTTCACGCTGTAAAACAGTATCTAAAATAGCTGTCATTCAGTCACCACCTACTCATTGATTTGTGGAAGTTCGTCTTCTTCGGTAATAGAAATTTTCACTTTCCGGCCGTCAAATGATTTTAAAATTGAATTCAGATCATAACGCTCGATGTCCGTTTTTGTTTCTTCTTCAATAATCCCATCAATGTAAGTATAGTTACCTTTTAAATTTACTGTATGAACTTTCTTAGCCAAATTAAATTCCTCCAATATGTGTTTTATTTTCGTTCAATAAGCTCCTTCGGAAGCCCGATGATCCGAAGCATCGGTAACGTCCGAAAAGGGGATATAAAGGAGATGAAAAGATAAGTCGGATAGGCGTTGGGGAAACGCCCGAAGGAGATTATTGATAACTTGCGTACCGGAAGGCTCTTAAGCACATTCCGGCTGATCGGTAAAGTAAAACGCAAGCACAAAAAGACCTTCTAACGATTTAGATGGCCTTGTTCTGATTACATTCTAACCCCGTTTCACCTACGTCAGTAGCTCACGTAGGGACGCAAGCCTTCAGATCGACAGGGAATACGCTGATTACGGATTCAGCGACTGAAACCTTTGTAGTCGACAAACTATAAGTAAGGCGAAAATAACAAAAGACGCCAAATAACGTCTTCAGAAACTCCTTGTACTTCATGGTACATGAGCATAAAAGGCTGGTTATCGCTGTGCGAAATCCACCTGGCAGATGAGCTATGACAACAAATAATACACACTTTCTGAATGTGTTTAAAGTTCCTATTGCCAACATCTTATATATCAAGTTTTTATGTTGCTTGCCAACTGCTCAGCAGAGTCTGAGAGCCAAGGAAAAAATAATTTGAGAAGGAAAGACCCTAATAAGCCTTCTCAATGGCATTTTAAATGCTCTTGTCGGGTTACACGCCTTATTGAGAAACAAAGCGTCTCAAACGCTCGCCATTTATTTTGCACAGTTTTCTCTGACCCGTGTAAGGAGGTATGTGCATGGGAAAGGTAAGGCTCCATTCAGAACGTTGAAGGAGATAAAGTGAAATAAAGTGAACGTGTTGTTAAGTGAAATTGAAAAGGCAAGACCGAAAATAATCCTTTTCTGTGAAATGGGAGCGGTGATCAAGCGCTCAAAAGCCATTTCACTTATTTTACGAGGGTATGTAATTACAAAGCCTCGCTAACCCGGAAAAATTTTTGATTACCTCTAATAAGCAACAAAGCTTACAAGGGCATTATTTAAAGGGAAGGGAGACGCATCTACCTTACCTAAGTGCAAGCCGAAGCAATACACCGATATGCCACCCATAATAAGACCCTGATGGGATTCAGTCGCAATTTGCATTAATGCGTTAAGTCTTATCGACATATTTAGCCTGATAACAGCCATTTACCTGTCTCTTTAAGGCACAGACTTCTGAGTTAACCTCGAACCCTCATAAATGACCAGTTGTAGCTGTAAAGTCGAATTTAATGCTTTTGTCCGTATGAAAGTGAGAATGGAAATGTTTAGAAAAATCTTCAACCACGATGGGGCAATACCCCGCTAATATCCACTTATCCGAAATCCTGGCATTCCAAGTCCTCAAACAAATGAGTATTAGCGGAGAACTGATATCCCACATATCAGTAAACAGCTTATTATTGACGACACCCCCATGCCATCAATAAAAGAACTCTAATTAATTAAACTGGAGATGAATGCGGGAGAGGATTTGCACCTCTCATGAACGGATTTCAACAACCGTTAGCCAAATCGACTATTATGTAGCTCCGTAGTCTACTTCACAGTACCGTCCTTATGTTCGTCTAAGCGTCTACCTATTCCGCCACCACATTCATAGGTTAAAGAGGGGAGAGATACCAATCCTTCACTTTATATATTAAGCTTTCACTGCGTCTTTTAGAGCTTTAGCAGGCTTAAATTTCACTGCTTTTGAAGCGGGGATTTCGATTTCCTCGCCAGTTTGAATATTTCTCCCTTTACGAGCTGCACGTTCACGAACTTCAAATGTTCCAACTCCAGGAATCTTGATTGATTCACCTTTTGTTAGTGCTTCAACGATGACATTAAATACTGCTTCTACTTTAGGCGTAGCTTCTTTCTTAGTAACTCCTAATTTTTCTGCAACTTCTCCTACAAATTCTGTTTTGTTCATGTTTTAATTCCTCCTAGTGATTTTGTTTATTTTTGTGTTAAAGTATAATTACGGTAACGTTTGTGCTTCTTTTGAAAAATGGGAGACGTACTCACCCTTATATGTGGAAATTAGCTTTCTTTCTCCCTTATGGCGATTATCTTTTTTTAAAGATTAATGCTCCAAAAGCTTGTGGCACAAGAGAAACAAGAGCGTTGGAATAAATAAGAGTGCAAACTCAAGCGGAATTTCTCTTTTTTCTCAGTCTATCCAAGTACTGTTTATGTTTTTTTTGGCACGTTTCACACCTTATTTGTCTTTGCTTAGGATTTTTAACTATCTTTCTACACTCGATGCATACAATTTCGTTGTAAACATTCCTTCTAATATTAGATAAAATTGTTTCACCAAAGCATTCCCATAATGTTGTTTTAAACTTGCTTTTCTTCATATAAAGGTGTTTGACTAAAACATCAACTATGTATTTCTCATTGCAGTGTATTTCCATTAAACGATCTTTAATGATCTTATAGACATAAAGCTTTTGCCCCTGTTTAACTCCTTCATCACTGTTCATTAACCACTTTTTGTTGCGATCTAGCCTGGTATATTCTTTAATTATTGATTGATCTAATCTAGCATTCTTATTATTCAATAATGTACGGTAATCAAAACAACCTGCTACAGATTTAAAATTAATTCTTTCAGAAGGAATAACTTTTTCTAACCTGTTAACTGTACTCAAATTCAGTTTTTCAACGCTATGTTCTTCTTTATCCTTTGCATTGATAAAGAAGTGGGGTACTTTATTTTTTATGTAACCTTTAATTTTTTCATCAACATGATCAGGACGGGTGGGCATGAATAAGGTTTTTGCAAAATCGATAGTAAAGTTATTTTCCATACATAACCATTTGATCACGTCCAGGTTTATGTTGTCGCTGTTCCATATCTTAGTGATGTTGTTGCTGTACTCCCCGATATTGATCCCATAAGCAAGAGTTAGTGCTTCATAGATGTTCTTGCTATTAATCTCTTGTTTCTGGGCTACAGACATTTCATAATACAACGGAACGATGTTTTCCATATTACGCTTGGCGATATTAACGATTAACTCATCAGCAATAATTAAAGCCTTATCCCCGTCATTATCAAACTGCAGCAGCTTAGATATCGGATCATGTATGCTTGTGTAAACACCTGGGGTAATGAACCATTTTTCATATTTCTCATCTTTTTTGTTCCACCTAACACCATGCTCTCTGAATAGGTGAGGGGAGCGGAGGATGTCAATATACCCTTCATCATATAAAGAACAATGGACATCACTTCCTGAAAGCAGTCCTTTTGGATTCTGGATATTCAGAAATAATTTTTCGCAGAAAGCATATAGATCAGGGCATAAGTATGTATAACGAGCACCATCAACAAGCAATTTTCCTGATTTGGCATCTTTAATCATGCTTTTCTTTTTATTTTTAATAATTTCTTTCGTGTGATCATCGTTAAGAAGTTCTGGATATAGAAGTAAAGCGTCCTGAAGAGCTGTCCGATGTTTCTTTTTCTCCGTAGCTCCAAGAACTCTTAACATGGTTTCTTTGTCAGTTCCCAATGTGGTAATCTCTTTTACAGTCTTTGAGCTCATTTGAATTAATTCTTCATCGGAGATATCTGTAAGTGTCTGGAGCATTTGATAAGTGAGCTTACCTTCAACAGAAGGATCTTCTTCGTTGAGTTTTGCCCCTAAGCATCCATATTTTTTATAATTGAATTGATATTCTTCCCACGATGAATAATACTTCCACATTTTAAACTGACTTTTAGTGAAGATAATTTGAACATCATCTTTCACTATGTCCCATTCCTTGCCGTATATATCAGTTACTTTAAAAGCTTTGTTTTCCTCAGCAAATTTACGAAAATCAAAAGGGACTAATAAACCCTTTACCCACGGGAGCCTTACCATAAAGCTTTTGCTACTCAGAGTGGGGAGAATCATTCCGCATCCATCCGTATGCTCAATGGGAATGTTCATTGTTTTTCGTGTGATCTCGTAGGTATCTCGATCAATGTAGTCAACGAGACTCGACACATCAGTTTCTAAGTCGTTGACAACAATGGCTTTATCAATATCAATCTCCCAAGGGCTACTGGCACTGTTAGAAAGGGCCATATAGCTATTCCATTTGTTTATGCTACTACCACCAAGGGAGTTAATCTTTTCAATACTCAACCCGCATGTCAAAGCATCCTGATACTTATCGTAGGTGCTTTTTTTAATGAAACATGATTTCTTTGTACGAATTTGACCGGCACTGCTTGTGAAATAAATGTATTTTTCATTGTTATGTAAAAATCCTTGATCAATAATATCCTTCAACACCTCAAAATGGTAAGTCTGGACAACCATGATTTCCTCTGAAAGGGTGTTTTCTTTAATCCCTAATGTACGGGTCAACACTGAATCAAATAAAGAAATCACTTTATTATCCCTTAAACTGTCAGTTCGAAGTGTTCTAATGTCATTATGTTCTTCAAATGCGGAATAAAGGCATTCTTTAAGGTATGTAATCCTTTGTGATATGTATTTCTTATGTTTATGATTTACATTGTCTAATGTCTTAAGGTAATCTCTGTATCTATAAGACTTCAAAATCTTATTATGTAATGAATTTTCTTTGTCATTATAAAATGCCGATGTGTCTACACTGTAGATGTGAACTTGCTTAGACAATCCGTCTTTTTTTCTTTTCAATCAATCCCCTCCAATTATTTTATTTTTACTCTATAAGTTCTTAATATTCGCTATTAAGATATTGATTTACTAAACTTCGATATGTAAAGCTGTGCTTATTAATCTTTCCGTACCACTTGTAATCCTGATAAAGGTATTCTTCTTCGGGTGTTGCTGTACCATCGACTACTTTTCCCTCAATAAACCCCAATAAATGACTAAATAAATACTGCTTTTTCATCTTACACCTCCATACTATTTTATTTTTACTCTTAAAATGATTAAAATAAAGACCACTTCACGTGGTTGTGTCTTCATTATATATTTTATTTTTACTCTTGTAAATATAAAAATCCAAAGTTAATTGGATTTAATTTCGCTTAATTCAAAAAGATCGTCAACTTTACAATTTAGAACATGTGCCATCAATAAAAGATTGTATGTACTAGGGAGGACGGTTGCAAATCCCTCGCTGTCATTTTTACACCATCTAGATATACTTGCTCTTTCAGCTTTTATTTGCTCTGCTAACCAGCCTTTTTCGATACCTTTGCTGCTTAGAAATGAATCCAACTTACTTTTAACCCTATATTCCATCTAAATCATCCTTTTACTGTTTGAATAAATTTTATAAAATGACTGGTTTACATACAAGCAGAGTGTTGTTATTTGCATTAAGATACAAAAATATTTGCATTTAAATACAAATGTACAATATAATAATCGTATATCAACCAAGATACTTCAAAATCATCAGATATTAAGGAGGGGTTACATGGATACTTATTTTGATTCAGTCATTGATAATTTAACCCGAAATGATTTGTATATTCTAGGCTTATTGAGCGATGAAGGGGCAGATTTAAAGTTTAAATCAATTAGGAAGAAAACCATTCAAGCAAAAACTCAGTTAACTGAAGCCACCTTTAGAAAGAGCATCGATCGTCTTGAGGCCTTGCAGTTTATTAATATAGTGAAAAATAGCAAAGAGCATACAGTTTTTATTACTCAATATGGACAAGAAGCTTTGAGATATCAATTAGAGGGGGAGAGGGTTTAATGTTTGGATTTATTGGAGTTGGTCAGGCCGGCGGAAGTGTAGCAGATGAAGCAATGAAGAGAGGATTTCATTCTGTCGCAATAAATTATTCACTTTCAGACCTTAATTCATTGGTCAATATTCAAGATAAGCTGCATTTGGTCGGAACAGAAGGAGTGGGTAAAGACAGAAGCGTAGCAGCGAAACATATGAAAAATAACTGGGAGTCCTCTATTGAGTTCATAAAGAACACAATGGAAAAGCCTTCAGTACAAGTTATTTTCGTAGTTTTCTCTGCAGCTGGTGGAACCGGTTCAGGAGTAGCCCCTATATTATTAGAATTGTTAAACGAATGTCTTACACATAAAACAATAGTTGCTGTACCAATCCTTCCTGACAATAATGAGGTATTGGTTAACCAGATGAATACACTGGAGTTACTTGATGACTTATCTATGCCAGAGACCTGTGTCTTACCTTTGGATAATCAAATGGTTTTGAGCAAATATGAAGGGAAGATTTCTGAAAGCAGACTATACAAGGAGACAAACAAGATGTTCCTTGATTTAATCGAAGTCTTACTCAATTACACGGACAGAGGATCAAAGATCAGTACATTAGACAGGAAGGATTTAAATCAGCTTTTTGACACACCAGGAATCATGACTATTGCTCAAACAGACCTCAATGAATTTACAAATGAGGGTAAGTATTTTGATAAGCTGCATGAAGATATACAAAAGTCGTGGAACAATTCGATTTTCACTCCTGTTGAGTTTACAAATGTGATGAGAGCTGGAGTCATTCTGGATGTTCATGAGTTCTTAACGGAGCATATATCGTATAATGAGCTGTTTAATGTCTTTGATAACAAGATGCCCCTAGACTTATTTAAAGGGCATTATGATAAAGGTAATAGGGCGATAACGATTCTTAGTGGATTAACCTGGATCAATGAGCGAATGAAGCAGTTAGATGATTTAATTGAAAATGGGAACACTGAAGTTAAAGAAACAACTGTTTATAAAGCGAAGAATCGCCGTAGAGAGGATTTATTTAAACCGAAGAAACTGGAGAACAAGGAATCGAAAAAGACCTCGTATATGGAGGCGCTGAAGAGACTAAAGCGCTAATTTTAAAGGGAAGCTACCAATTAAGGTGGCTTTTTTATTTTGATTTTTTATGACCCCCTTAGTGTTCGTGAGCTAAAAAAAGTACTTATCGTAAATGATTGTTGGAAAGGGTTATTTAGTTGATATAGCAATGATTTAGAGCTGTCAAAGGGGATAATAGGTGGTTTGTGATCGTAAAACGTAGACAGGAGAGAGGAAAAGTGGACGTTGAGTTAAAAATTTGATGAAAAAGGGGGGGATAAGGGGTGGAAAAACATTGATATTATAGGCTTTTACGATAGCGATTACGATGTGAAAATAGGCTGAAAAAGGGGAAAGTGAAAAATAAGTTGGGTGTGGAAATGGAAGTGCTAGGGGTACATTTGTTCCTGTTTTTTAGCCTTTAGATGTTAATATACCCCCTATATATTGGTATTGAATTCCCTATATAAGATACGTTATGTAGGGTTTTTATGATTTAGGTGATAAATTTGCACAGCTAACACAATTTCAAATGAAAAACAATATATATTTTTGAAAAAATAATTAAGCGGTCAACTTAAAAGTGAATACCCATTCATTAAAATAATCGTGTATATAACGAAAGGAAGCAAATCGAAGTCTTATTTTTTATCTATACAATTTCTCATCTAACTACACACCTATTTTATATTCATCCTTAATGTTCATCTTTTCCCATCCTCATTACATCCACCATTACCTATACTCATTTTACCTCATCTCTATCCGTTTCCTTCACCATACATCATATATCCATCCCATAACACAGTAACCATGCATCACAGAAGCATTCTAATCCACCTAGAATCAATTTTAATTTAATCATAGTATCATTGGTATCCAATCCACATACACGCCTTATACAGCCTATACACACATGAATAATAGTCCAAAATAATTTAAAAAATCCATATTTAGAGTAAAAATAAAATGACTTTGAAGGGAAAATGTGCTATAATAGAGTTATAGGAAAGGAGGTGTACATAGTGCTTGAGAAAGTGGGTATAACAATTGCTTTCCTTATTCCTATCACGGTTTTAATCATCAACTGTTTAACGATAGCTGAGAAGATTCAAAACCTGATGAAGAATAAGAAAAGCAAAAAGAAAAAGCGTACACGCAAGCGCCTCCGTAGCAAGAGACAACGCAAACGTATACGCAGATAACACGCTAAAGGGGATTAATTCCCCTTTAGTCACTACCCATATTATAACATGGACAAGCACATTGTAAACATGAAACGATTCTCATTATGGTTTACGAACATAACATTTATTGTTTTATTCTTATTGTTCCTCTTCATCAAAGATTACTTCAGCAGCGGAATACAGTCGCTTATTACGGCTATCTTCATAGTAACGTGTATCATTGTCATTTTGTTATGGATCGCTTACTTTGTATACGCCAAAAGAAGGTAAACAAATCTAGCTAACATCATGCTATACTAAGCTTATTAGGGGTGAGCGGAATGGAAAATCAGATCCTTGAAGCGATACAGCAACTTTCCAAGGATGTTAACACAATTAAGCTGGACGTTAAAGATATTAAAGAAACGGTTAAACGGATCGAAGAAAATGAACCTGAAGAGGTTGTATCCATGCTTAAGATTATTAACAAGAATATTGAAAGTGACCACCGATACAATGATAAGAAATTCTCTGGTCTTGAAAGACGTATTCATGATCTTGAAGAAAGAATCAACAATTGAATTTCATACATGAGAAGGAGCGGTAAAACATTTATCCGTTCCTTTATTTTTAATATTAAAGGGGAAGTCTGTATATATTATGAATAAAATTAAAATAATTGATTCTATAATGGGATCGGGTAAGACAAGTTACATGATTCAAAGGATGAATGAAGCACCTACAGATGATAAGTTTATTTTTATTACACCTTATCTTGATGAGGTAAAGAGGATCAAGGAAGCGTGTCCAGAAAAGAAGTTTATTGAACCTAAGATACACAGCGTAAACGGAGAAACATTTTATAAACTGGATTCATTACATAAGCACCTTTCAGATAATAAGAATATAGCAACTACACACGCACTCTTTAAGATGGCAAATGAGACAACAAAAGAACTCATCTATTCAGGTAATTATACTTTGATACTGGATGAAGCAATAGAGGTTGTAAAGCAGTTAAACATATCTGCAGATGACCTGGATATGTTATTTAAAAATAACTGGATAATAAATAAAGACGACCGAATAATTTGGAACATGGAACAAGAAAAGAATATGCAAAGGGAATATGATGGAGAGTTTAAACACTTGAAACAGCTTGCATTAAATAACAATTTAATATTACATAATGATTCAGTCATACTCTGGAACTTTCCTGCTGACATATTCAAATTGTTTAAAGAAGTATACAACTTAACATATCTGTTCGATGGGCAGTTACAGAAGTATTATTATGATTTAAACAATATTCCTTATGAGAAATATATGATTAAAAAAGATAAGGGAAAATATAAGTGTGTGCCGTATGATTCAGCAGCAGACAAGCATATTAAGAATAAAATTAAAAACAAGATAAATGTATATGATGGTGATCTTAATAAAATCGGTGAAGAAAAGTACTCTTTATCAAAAGGATGGTACAGAAACAAAAGGGTTTTACATAAACGACTGCAGAATAATATCCTGAATTACTTTCAGAACATATGTAAGTCTAAATCAAACTTTAATATGTGGACAACGTTTATTGATTATAAACCAAGGCTTTCAGGAAAGGGATATACAAAGGGATTCATACCATGTAATATCCGGTCTACAAATGAACATAGTCATAAAAATACACTGGTTTATGCTATTAACCGTTATTGTAATCCATTATTAGTTGAATATTTTAGCTCTAAGGGTGTTAAAGTTGATGAATCTTATTTTGCCCTTTCAGAAATGATTCAATGGATATGGAGAAGTAGCATAAGAAATAATGATTCGATTTCAATTTACATTCCATCAAGAAGAATGAGGTTAATGTTTATTGATTGGTTAAATAATGATTTATAACCCTTATTGCAAATAAAGCAATAAATCATAAAAAAAAGTCAACTGTCCCAAGGGTTTGAGGGGTGTGTCCCTTAAAGGGGAAGAGGGGTAATAATTAAATAAAAAAATAATAAATTCGTCCGTAAAGTGCCTTTACGGCCGTCTCGTTTCAGCAAGCTGAACCTCGATAATATAATTTTCTTCATTTAGGATAAAAATAAAATAACTATTGATTATTTTAAGTGATCATGTTAAAATTAAATCAAGTCAAAGGATTACATAAATTTAGAGTAAAAATAAAATTGTAATAAAGAATGGAGAGGTTGGAAATGACAGCTGTTTTAAGAATTAACGAAGAGTTAAACGGAATTGAACTTTATTTTGATAGTAAACCAGAACAAGAGGTTTTAACTCATCTTAAATCAAACGGTTTTCGATACTCTGGATTCAAAAAATGTTGGTGGAGCAAACGGACAGAAAAATCAATGCAGGTCGCTAATGGTGTCACTAAACAAGAAGTCTCATCTTCTAAAACAATCACAAAAACCAAAAAGAAAGCTAAGGGTGTAAATATGAGTCTGTGGGATGCAACACAATGGAGTGAATTAGAAGTAAATAAGGAACAAGAAGTAAAAGAAATGGCAAAGGAAATAAGAAAGCATTTAAGACAACGTTTCCCACAATGCAAATTCTCTGTTACAACTGGGGGTAGCTATTCACATAGCACTATTATCATCACAATCAAATCAAGTCCTTATGAAAAAGGCTCAGCTTATTTGACTGCGATTTATGATTATTGCAACAGTCTTTTAAACAATTATCGCCATTGCTACAGCCCAGCAGATCCTTACACTGACTATGCTGGAAGCTACAATTTCTATGGTCGTGTTTCATTAGATTGGGAATACACAGTGACAGAGCAAACAGAAGAAATTAAAGAAGATATGACACTGTTTGATTCAAAGATGGAAGAATCCGAGAAAGTGAGAAAAGAAAAAGAACTTCAGGAATATTTAAAAGAGCAAGAGCTTAAAAATGCTGAATATAAGAGACGGCAACAAGAAGAAAAGAAACAAGCCGAAATTATTTATAGCAGCATTGTAGTAAAACAACTGAATGAAGATCAAGAGTATTTTGTTATTGATGCACAGTTTGCCAACTTAAACAAAAATCAAACACTTGATCAATATAAAGACGAGGTTGCTAAAGGTGACTACAGACTTGAAAATGTGAAAATTACAAAAGAAGTACATTTCAATACTGAAGAAGCTTTAAACAACTTTTCTAACTTGCTTTTAAATGATTTTGATTTTCTTGCGGAAACCGGTGGAAGTTTTACGGAAGACAACAGAATCAACTCAATGATTGATTATAACAATATGGACCATCTAGAAAAGAACACAGTCAAATGGAATTTATATGGCGTAGGAGTGTACTACAGTGGAAAATTGCAATTTATTGTAGACGCTCAAGGCTATTCTTATGCAAGGTATGTTGGTTTAGTGGACAATGCAAAAATTGAAAAGGCGATTTCTCATAAGCAAGCGTTTAAAGAAGAAGAATTGCAGGAGTTAAAATATCAAGCGGGAAAAATAGAAGATCTTTCTAGCTCAGTCATTGAAGAATTAAATATATTTGCAACCTGGAATAATAAAGACTGGGACAAATATAAAACTTCACTCAAAGAAAAATTGAAATTGAATAATTTAAATTTGAGTAAAAAGGTTATCCAACAAGCAGATACAGAAAAATTAAAAACTGCTTTATACAGAATTCTCCATGAAGTTGACAGCATTCAAGAACAATTTAAAAGTGCTGATCTTGAAAAAGGTGAAAAATATACTCTGTTTTACATATCTGATCTCGGATCTTTAATTACTGAAAGAATAAAGTATGACAGTTACCGGCCAACTAAATATGCCCAATATGATAATGCAGTCAAGTTGACATACCGTCCTGAAAGTAAAAGAAAATTATATTATCGTCACTTCTATTCAGAATTATTGATGTTCAAAGGGTGGCACTCGCTGCCCGAAACAGTATTGAATAATGTAGAGGTTGAACCATATGGAATGAAAATAATTCATAGTAAGTACCACTCTTGCGACAAAAGACAATTCGATGAGGTTTTAGGTTATCTAAATAAAAAAAGCTTCAAACCAATAATCAACACATATAAGCCTAATCTATAAACTCATGAGGGGATGGGAAAAATCTCATTCCCTAAAAAGGGGAGATCAAAATGTTTAAAGATAATCCGGATTTTTATCCGACACCAGCACAGTTAATCCGAAAAATGACATCAAAAATAGAATGGAAGCATATTAAGTCTGTTTTAGAGCCGTCAGCAGGTAAAGGGGATTTGGTAGAAGCTATTCACAATCAATTCAAATACACCAAGAACTATAGAGGGAATTCGAAATATGATATTGATTCAATTGAACAAGATGAAAACTTAAGGCACATCCTTGAGGGGAAAAGTTATAGAGTGGTAGCAGACGATTTTCTGACGTTTAACACTTACAAGAAGTATGATTTGATTTTTATGAATCCACCTTTTAGTAGCGGTGTTAAACATTTATTAAAGGCGATTGAATTAATTGAAAAGCAACAAAGATCCGGCCAAATTGTTTGCTTACTAAATGCCGAAACATTAAAAAATCCGTATTCAAATGACAGGAAATTTCTTATACGTAAGCTAGAGGAAATAGATGCAGAAGTTGAATACATTCAAAACGCTTTTTCGAACTCAGAGCGAAACACAGAAGTTGAAACGGCGCTAATATACATAAGCATTGAAAAACAAGAATATAGCAGCGTTCTAATAGAAGAATTGAAAAAGGATGAGTCTTATAGAATTAATGAGGATTATAAAGCAACACAGTTGGTGAATGTAGACTTTATAAAAGGAATTGTAGAACAATTCAACTATGAAATAAAAGCGGGTTTAAAATTAATCAATGAATACAACAGTTTGAAACCCTTAATGCTGCATAGTTTCAATGATGACAGTACGCCAATATTGAAGCTGCAAATTGATAAGAATACCGAAGAAAATGACATAGAGAACGCATATATAAAACAAATTAGGGCGAAGTATTGGAATACGTTATTTAACAATGATCAGTTTATGGGGCTCTTTACAAGCAACCTAAAACAAAAATACTTGCAGCACGTTGAGGAATTAAAAGATTATGACTTTTCATTGTTCAATATCTATACATTAAGAATTCAGATGAGCAAAGAGATGACGCAGGGCGTAGAAGATACAATACTTAATCTTTTTGAAGAATTTAGCCACAAGCATTACTATGATGAATCATCAAAAAATGTGCACTTATATAACGGGTGGAAAACAAATAAATCATATAAAATCAATAAAAAAATAATTACTCCATTAAACGGATATAGCTGGTTAGATAATCGCTATAATCCAACAGACTATAAGGTCTTAGAAAAGTTGAAAGATATTGAGAAAGTTTTCAATTATCTTGACAATGGATTAACAGAAGACATAAACATCGATGAAACTTTAAAATTAGCTGAGCATTATGGAGAGACGAAAAAAATAGAATTAAAGTACTTCTATGTAACTTTTTATAAAAAAGGAACATGTCACATCGAGTTTAAAGATATGGAAATTCTCAAGAAATTTAATATTTTTGGCAGCCAAAAGAAAAACTGGCTTCCTCCTTCGTATGGCAAGGTAAAATATCAGGATATGACAGCAGAAGAAAAAGACGTAATCAATAATTTTGAGGGTGCGCAATCTTATAATGAAACGGTAAATAACGCTTCTTATTATATCCTGGATACATCGAAGATTCTCATGCTTACATCATAACAAAACACACACTTTAAGAATAAAAATAAAATAAGTATTGATTATTTAAAATAGTCATGATATACTTAAATCAAGTTAAAACAACAGCGAAAGCATACATATTTTAAGGGTAAAAATAAAATAAAATGCATATTTTAAACAAAATTCTAGGTAGGTGATAATAAATGAATAAGGTTGATGATAAAGAAATACGAACAGCTCTCATTTCCAGACTAACAACTTATAAAAATTGTGCAGTTTCAGAAGAAGTAACTGTGCCCTCTGGTAAAGCTAGAGCAGATGTAGTAGCTGTAAATGGTCATGTTGTTGCATACGAAATAAAGAGTGACTTTGATTCAATAAAACGATTAACAATGCAAATATACGAATATGACAAGAATTTCGAAATGAATTATATAGTAGTGGGTCAGAAATTCGCAGAATCAATCACTAAAATCGTACCTGAACATTGGGGGATTATCGTAGCTGAAAAAACAAGAGTGACTGTTCGTTTAGCCTTTTTAAAAAAGGCAAGATTAAATCCGAATCTTTCTTTTAAAGACTTTTTATCTTGGTTGCCTTCGGAAGATGTAAAAAAAATAGCTTTAATGGATGATTACTTAGGAAATAAGCTTCCGAAAAGTAAAATAAGAACGCTTTTTAAACAAGATGTTATTAAAAGGTTAGAAGAAACAGTTCCAAGCCTACATAAAAATGAGCTAAAAAATAGAGTTCGACTCTTACTGAAAAATAAGGGTAAGGCAAATAAGAAATCTGAAATAATTGGTTAAAACAGAATGGAGAGATTGAAATGAAAGAGGTTAGCCACAACGAATGGATGGATACGGTTAAAAAGTTGAATGAAGGGCAACCAAGTCTTACTGGTCTTATTGATCAGCAAGTTGAATCATACGAGAATGATAAGGAGTGCAAGGAATGAATCATTCCGAGAGAGCCGTTATGAATGTTGAAAAAAATGAGAACGGATTTGTAGTTGTAAAAGAGCATTATACAGAAGAGGGTATCCGCGAAAACCAATGCTTTTGTTTTGATAGAGATAAGGCTAGTGCAGAGGCTGAACGTATTCAAAATGAAATCGATCCAGAACATAACGAATGGAAAGTGTCTTATGAACCTGTAGAGATTGTTAGATAGTCGTCTGGGCGACTATAAACAGACATTAAGCCCAGAGCGTCCTTCCTGCTACGGGAAGGGGTTGTGAAAAACATAAGGAGAGAATGGGGGCGTTTTAAACAAATGGCAGCAGTACCAAAAATGAAAGAATCTGATTTGTTCGAACCTGTTAAGTCGTTTCTAATAAAAAATGGTTGCTCGAAAGTTTATGGGGAAGTTCTCGGATGTGATGTATTTGGGATAAAGGGAGTGTGTGATATTGTCGTAGAATTGAAGACAACGTTGAGTTTTAAACTGATTGATCAAGCTTTAGACAGATTGAACCATGGTCATTACGTTTACATTGCAGTACCTAAGAGAAAGGGGCATATACCTAGATGTGTGAAATACCTACTTGAAGAAAAAAATATAGGTTTACTTGAAGTGGGTAAAGACAAATATTCAGACGACATTATAGTACATGTTTCAATTCCTGCAAAATACAATCGCATTGCTACTGAATGGAAGAAGAGAGGATTAAAGTCAACCAGAGACTATATAAAGGACTACCACGAAACACAAATGGGGGGTGTAAAGGGGGGAGAGAGTGTTACTGAGTATTCTAACATGATTGATAATATTAAAGATTTCTTGTACCGCAGAATGCGTGGAAAATGGGCTACAATTGAAGAAATATTGAACCATTGTGAAACGTATTATTCAAATCCAAAACCAAGTTTAAACGCAACTTTGCAAGCGAAATGGAATAGTGATTGGTGTGAATCTAAAGTGGTTAATCGAAAAAGATATTTCAGAATTCGAAAGGAACAATATTATGGGGAAGGAATCTAATTTCATGAACGAAAAAAAAGTATTTCTTGGAGCATATGGTAGATCACTTAAAATATTTTGGCAGTTGCCTGTAATTCAAAGCAATAAAACAGATCATAATTGGATACATCCAAAAGCAAAATACCATGCCTATATTAATAATGAGTCTGTTTGTGGAAAGTATGGTCAAAATACTGATTACTTTGAAATAGGAATCAAAGAATCTGACCTGATGGCAAATAAGGAATTGGCTTGCAAAGTATGCTTGAAAAAGTTAGGACTTTCTTAAAGAGGATGGAAGGATAGTGGAACTCCTGTTAAATTCACAAGGAGGAAATAGCCTATGAAAGTGAAGTACAGTCATAGTGAAGGAAATTTTGCATTTGCTAAAGGTGATTATGTGACAGTTGTTGTCAGATATCTTTATGTGAAAAGTTTGGAAGATGAACTTTATTATCATGGAACTGTAACAGAGATTGATGAGCAAGGGTTTCGGTGTGTTTTGGATGATGATAAAACAAAGGAAGAGTATTTCAGTTTTCTTGACGTTGAAAACGTTATAGATGGCGATAGAATACCTTTTTTTGCAGGAACAACTAAACGTATAAAAGGCAAAGACTAATTCTCAATAAAACAACAATTTTATACAGGAGATGATGAAGTAATGGCAGTAATGAAAGAAGTATCAATAGAAGAATATGATTTATTTAGAAAATGGTATTTAAAGTATACCAATAGCAGAGTCTTAAAAACAAAACAGAGGGCAGGGTTTACGGCTGTTATTGACAAGAAAACAAAAGAAACTGTTTGTAGCGAAAGTCATCTTATGGGGAAAAGTAGATATTTAATTAAACAAAATTATTATGATTTATATGCAGAGGATGCGGAGTAATGGCTAAATGTAATGATTGTGGTAATGAACGTTTTTTCTACCTAGAGGTATCGGTGCGAGCCAAACAGCTTATTGATACAACAGGTGGAGCGAGGAACGGAAAGATTTATGATGTAGACCATTCAGATTCAGGGGTAGACAATATCTTCAATGAAGGGAACTTCATTTGCAAAAATTGTGACTCTAAAAATGTCTTCCATGAGGATGGCGAAGGTGATTATAAGCTCTATAATAAATCTGAATAAAACAGCAGTTTCATGACATTCCAAATAAGCAAATACCTGCCAAAAAACAGTTGACTATTTAAAGTAGTCAATATATAATAAAAGTATAGAAAAAATTGAAATGAGGGAACGAGAAATGAAAACATTAGTTCATCAAATTAAAGAAATCAGCAACAATCAAAAAGAAGAGATTAACGGATACACAATCTTTATAAGAAACCAAAATATTTACACAGTATCTAAATTCGGCGAAGTGATGTTCGAAGGGACTCTAATAGAAGTTTCAGAGTACATAACAAAGAATAGACAGGACACTTTAAATAGCTTTTCTCAAAATGAAATAGAGACTCTAGCAGAAGCAATGGGAAAAGATAAGAGAACAATTTTGTTTGATATAGAAGATAGTCGAGTTACAACCGAATTATACCGTGAAAGACTTGCCCGTGTTATCTAGCTCCTCAGGGGGAGAATAAACCGCATTAAGCCCTGAGCGTTCCTGCTTATGCAGGAGGTTGTTAGTATTTTTAAATTCTTGAATGGGAGATGAAATAATTATGACAACTTTAAATGAAGACGTCCTTCAATTTTTACTGGATAATGGCTTTAAATTAAAAGAGTACGAAGATCAGGGGTTAACATTTTATTCAAAAGAAATAAAAGATAGTCAAGCTTTAAAAAAATTGATTGAGTATCATTATGAGATCGAAGAAGATGAAGATATTGTAAAAGGCGATACCACCTTTATTATGGAGATTCAAACAAATGGTGAGAATCCACAATGGCTTTTTACAGGCGAACATGACATGTTCGACATTCTTGACGATCAAGACGACTTTTTTGATTATGTAAAAGGGATTGAACGATTAATTAGGCCAACTGAGTAGCTAAAGAGAGGAGAAATACAATAGCAATGAAGGTTAAAGAATTGATTGATTCATTGCAAGAGTTGATAGACAAAGGGGAAATAACAGAGGAAACACAAGTTCTACTCAATACTCGTACGGAGCGCTGAACGATTCAGCGAATATGTGCAAATTGCAGCTGAAACTAAATATGTGATTTATATTAAAGAAAGGTGATTAACATGAAGAGATGGATTAAATTTGACTACGATGATGGAGCGGAAGTTTTTTATTATATAAATAACCCTGACCCCAACGGAGAGATTGCTATTGATTTTAAGGTAAAACACTCAGAAGAAGATGTAAAAGAGTTTCAATTATACGATGATGAATTAGAGCAAGTGTACAATCAATTACAAGAAATGAAAAAGGGGTTGAAATAGAACTGCATGCAATAACCCTTTAAAAAGGAGAGATGAACAATGGATGAGCTACTGATCAAGTGTGAAGAGTGTGGGTATAAATGGATTGGCGATGACTTTGATGAAGACTGTCCATCATGTGAAAGCGAAAACATCAAAGTTATTTGATGAAACGTTAGTATTCCAAAGCCTATTTTAAATAAAAACACCATTTCATGCTAAATGGGACACGGGCTGCCTACATGAACAGCCCTTGGCCATTAGCTCGCAATCTTCGTTTTGACTGGTTTGTTTTTCTTGATATTACGTAATTTAAGAGCGGGTTTTTCCACGATTCTGTACGAAAGAAATGCGATTGCAGCAGTGACAGCAATTAGAACTATGATCAACGGGTAATCAGACAGTGTTTTATTAATTCCGGTGTATAGGAAGACGTTGATAATCACCATGTGCCATATGAAAATCCCCATACTGATATCATCTAACCGGTTCAGTTGCCAAAATATTTTCGGCCCATTGTACCCGAACCAAACGATCGCATAGCTTAACGGCACAAACCATAAAAAATTCCATAGTGTACTGTTTATTGAACTAAGATGCATGGGATCTGCCTTAATAAGTAAAAATAAAATTACCGAAGACAAAAATAAAACAAGGTGCTGCGGTGACTTACTCCATGCCTTTGTCCAGAAGATGCCCAAAGTGAAATAAAACATCTGTGGCAGGAAAGAATGTAAGTACAGGTTACCGAACACATTACCAGGCAAGAACTTCAAAACCACGAAAGAAATCAGCACACTAAAAGCAGAAACAGCAAAAGAACAAAGAATCATTTTTTTGAATCCGAAGCGTTTATAAAACCAATAAATTGCGGGTAACACCAGGTAAAAGCTAATCTGAACAGGAATTGTCCAAAGTGAATCGTTAAGGCGACCTGTGCCAATGTGATGGAATATGTCAGGGAAGTATTGAGGGTATAGCACAAGATTGCTAAGAAGCCATGTCCAGTACTCTTTAGTAGTGAATACTGTCAATGAAAGAGCTCCTAGAACAATTAGCAGTACAGTGGAGGCAATAGCATAGGTGTATATTGCGGGTGCGATCCTAATAATTCGGCTCCAATAAAAATCAGTTACATTATTCCCTTTAAGCTGGGATCTCTCATAAGAAGTGAAAAGAAAAAATGCACTTAGAAAAAAGAAGATTGATATGCCGGTGTGAAATATTGCTTTACTCTCTGGAGTATAACCAAAGACAGAAATGTTTAGATCTCTTGTAGCATGACCAATAAGCACACAGAGAGCGGCAAACAGCCTGATAACAAAGAAACAGTTAGAATGTTTTACGTTCATTAAAAGAACCTCTTTCCTATACCATATGGCGAATAAGCAGTAAGGCTGCCTATAAGCAGTGATGATTATATCATAAAAATGGAAGATTTGTTCTTAAAAATGAACTAAAATAAATATTTTTGTTCTCAATAAGGTGTATTTGTGTGATATAGGGAGGTATAGATACTTATAAATACACGAAGATATTCATAGATGCATGTATATCTAGCTATATCATGAAGAATACAGATAAATCACGAAGCTTCTGCCTGTTCTTTCACCTTCATTTCAAATATAGTATAATTTGGAAAAGGGGGAGAGGGAATGAAAAAGTTAATCTTTTTGGCTGTAATTTGCATTGGTTTCATCTCGTGTTTCACGACACCAAGTGCTGAGGCGAAGCTTACCTTAGACTACAAAAATGTGAATTTTCATATGAGTGAGGATTCAGAGAGTTTCTCAATGGCAGATTATTTTGATCGGAATTACGATCGCACTTGGCTCTTCTACAAATTCACAATTAGCAATGCTGAGGGTTGTACTCTAAATATGAAAATCAGTAGGATAACTCTTGCTGGCTGGGTATTCCCACGTAGTGAGAAGCAGTTTGTAGGGAACTATGCCGACTATACTGCTGCAGATCGAGTAGAGGGAGATGCAAATCGTAATCATGTGTTAGAGATTACAAAGAATCCAGGCTGCGGAGACGTGTGGATTAAAGGTATTTATGGATTTGAACATGAAGATTCATTTGATTGGTAAGCTTAATACATAGTCAAGGTATATCCTTGACCTTTTTTATGCATATGATGATAATTTAAAGTGATCATACATAATGAATGTGGGGTAGTTAAATTGATTAAATCAAATCTAAAGCCGATATTAGACGAAAGGAATATCAGTATTCGAAAGCTGTCCAATGATATTGACCATGGTTTCAACACAGTTAGAAAGCTGTATCATGACGAAATGGAGCGGTATCCAAGGGATCTGTTGGATAAAGTCTGTACATATTTAGACATTGAGTTGCATGAGCTGTTGATATACAAAAAAGATTAAAAAGATATTGATCACTTTAAGTGATCATGGTATACTAAAGTTACAAAAAAAGTAAGGAAATGAAAATTTTCGAGGTTAAGTTAAAGCGCACATTACAACAAAAGGAGAGAGAATATATGAAGGATTATTCAGTAAAATTTTACGATCAGGACTATATGCTATTAGCCGATATAATTAAAGCCGAAAGTTTGGAAGACCTAAAAGTGAGCGCGGATAGTAAAGCAAAAACCTTGATGGATGACAATGGAGTTAATGAGATCACTTGGACTGCAAGTGAGGTTGTACTTGAAGGGATGGTTATGGAGTAGGAATACAAACTTAATTAGAGGAGGAAAGACCATGATAAAGCAAGAAGAAATCATTTTAATGGAAGCACTTCTAAGAGATGTGAGGGGTAACTGGTCAGATGAAATCATCTCCAGATTGACAGAGGTAAATCGGATTGCAAAGAGTTACAATTTTGAAGCAATAGAGGAAGAAACTCGTGCAATTATAGATTCAGAAAAGGCAGGAAACAATAGGAATTTTGATGGGAGATGTTTTATATCAGACTACAAATCAGGCGGTTATGAAGGCTTGAGCGAATTTTATGGAGGAGACGGCAATTTTAAATTAAAAGGCAGATCAAAAGAATTTTTGCAAAAAGTGGATGAGCTGATGACAAATGACTGGCTTATCTTTCCGGATTTTGACGAATATATTAAATGCAATGTTTAAATAAAATCGTACTTTCATAGGGAATAGGAGAAAAGAGATGTTGCCGACTTCTTTAAAAACAAAAGTTCAGCGAATTTTATTAAAAGGTGACTTTAAAAAATCTGAGAGCTCTAAAAGCAGAGTAAAAGGACTAAACAATATTTCTGCGGGTTTTACTTTTGCGAAGACGTTTGACGATGATTACTGTCTCTATTATACAGGCGGTAATATGGCTTTCCGGGGAATGCCTAGCGAAGAAAAGAATAATCAAACAGAAAAAATGTATCAGTTCTTATTGGATCAGGGTCTTCAAAAAAACATTGAACTGATAGAGTTTAGAAATCAAAAAGCAATTTTGTTGAAAGTGGAATAATTGCACTGTGCTTTAAGAAACATCAAAAATCACTTTCATAGGGAATAGGAGAGATTGCAATGCAAAATACAGTAAAAGTAACTTTCAATGTAAACGGTGTAGAAATCAAAACAGATGCGGGTGTACCACAAATGCCCAATGGCATTAATGCAGATAATATGATTGTTTTACATGCTAAAAGCAATTTGAAGAAAAATCTTGGGATTGATATATATGAGGTTATGAATGCAGAGCATTATGATGACATTGAGCATCTCGTTACTATTGACAAATCAGGCTATAACCAAGGTATTTAAATAAAAAATAATTCATTTAACAAAAAAAGGGAGAGATGAAAAATGAGAGAGAATAGACAAGAGTTACTTAAGGAAATTGAAATTCAAATATTGCTTAAGGAAATTGAAGAATTAGAACTGGCTTTAAGTAAGTCCGATAGCAATACTGTTTCAGTGGTTCTCCAAGAAGCAATCGATAAAAAACATAATGAAATTGTTAGGCTAAAGCCAAATGGGTGAGTCTTGGCAGAACGCAGCCGAGGTAAACGGTGCTTAGTTTTTACTGTAAAAGATGAATGGGATCACAAGCTGTAACTGAATTAGGTGAAGCAAGAAAAATCTTCAGAAAAGATAAAGAGGTTTATTTACAACAGGAGCATGAGGATGGAAACTTTGCAGGGGATATAGGAGTACACGAAATAGCAACATACGACCTTGAATATGAAAATGGTGTTACTGAATAAAAATTTTGAACTAGATAGGGGTGCAATATGCAACTAATCAATGACACAATTATTCTAACTAAAGAAATGAAAGATATTTTAGGTGATATGGTGGAATATGCATACATAAAAAAGCCTTCCTGGTCAAGTAAGCAAGATTTTGAAGGAGTTTACTCAGAGATGTTTGGACAAAAGGCAAGAATAGAGCCAGTTGATTCCTACCCGATTTTAGTTAAATTAACAAACGGTAAAACATTTACATTGTGGTCATCTGAGTGGGGTGGAATAAGATCCGAAACGGAAAAAGAATACTTAAACGATTAAAACAATTAAGTTAAAATCATTCTTTTATGTGGAACTAAGACAACTGTGGAACGAAAAACAATCATCAGAACATGAAAAGGTGTTTAGAACGCAGATATGAAGGAGTGAATTAATGAACCAGCTTACAGATACAACTAATAATATTTGGAGGGTAATCAATAGACATAAGAGATTGATAATCGCTATTGTTGTAATCGCTACTGTTGGGTACCTCGTGTTTGGCAGAAGCTCAGGATTAACACAGGAGAAGTTTCAAGATAAAATATACAAAGTTTCAAACGGAGTTATTGATATTAATGATTCGAAAATTGAGAAGGTTAATGATGGGTCATCTGTCTATATGGCCAAATGGAATGGTTTCACAATTACGGCATCTGTAGATAGTAAAGACCGTATCATTTTTCCCTATGGCGTTATTGGCCTTCCTTCAAATCAAATGGATGAAATTTCCTTGGGGCAATACCAAGAAATAATGAAAGCATTAAGTAGTGTAGCAGATTCAAAACTTTCTGATGAAGATAAGGAACTATTAATTTTAAATGAATTGAATTTTAATAATGTAATTGAGACAGGAACAAAACATTCCGCCTCTAAAAATGGAATAATGTATGAATTGATTGGCACAGAGGGTACCTTATTATTTATGCTTGGCAATAAGAAATAATTGTGAAAAATCATAAATGCACAATGAGGGAGAGGATGACTTATGACAGCCAAAATGATAACTGTCTGGTACAAATACGATGATAAAGGTACCGAAGCCAAACTAAATCATATTGAAGATGGATGGGTGAATGAAGAGTATCCAAAGCCAATAGATCCGTCATTCACAAATCAAGAAGCATGGAAGAAAAGTGATTGGGAGAGGAAACATGCTTTTTTAGATGGACAATATCGAGTATTGAGCGTTCCACCAGCAAATTGGATTAAATAATGAACCGGCAGGGGGAGTGTGCAAATGATCAAGGTTTATACAAGAGGTCATAAGATACCAGAAAAGATTAAGTCTTGCATCTCTGAATGGGATTATTGGTCTTGGATTGTAGTTTCCAATACTGCAAAGAGGAACAAGGATGCGAAACGACTAATAGAGAAGATTGAAACTGATTCAGACAGGATTGCAGAATATAAAACTGAAGATGGAATTGAAGTATATGTAAGCTACATGATTCCAGTGAAATAAAAAAGAGCATTTAAATGCTCTTCTTCATACCACACCTACGACACTCACGTAAAAACACACCACTTTTCACTGAACTCTTGAATAAAGCATAATCACAGTTGTCGCAGCGTCCATATTTAACATCGGGATACTCCTTATAATCATATACAATTGTTACATCGTAGCCATTAGTCTCAAAATCTTTCTCTTCCATTAAATTTCACCTACACAAAGTATTTAACACTACTATAATACCAGACGATGTATATAAGGAGGGCTTTAATTTGATTGGAATAGCATATTTCTTAATAGTCTGGCTTGGTGTAGGCTTTCTGACAGGATTTAAGGCCTTATGTGTTGATCAGGTTTATGATGAAGAGTTTAAGCAGGAACTGATTGATTCATTTTCACCAGGTATGGAGCAGAATATGATTGAACTGTTCTTTAAGAATAAAATAAATATCATGGTGTTTTACATATTAATTGGATTGCTGCCACTGGCTATAAAAATTGCTGGTCTGTTGAAGAGGGGTTAGCTATGCCGGTTATCGATAACTTTTTTGTTATTCAATTTGAAAATGATGATTACTTCAAGTCATTTAAATTAAATGGAAGTGGTTATAAGACATCTAAGGGACTTCATGGCGCTTCTAAGTTCATTACAATGTCAGAAGCTTTAATGATAGCAAACGAGCTGCGTACAGAGTTTAAAGCCACTTCTGCCATAAGACAAATTGAAGTTATTACTAGGTGAGGAGTGTTCAGATGTACTGGATTGAATGGATTGAGGATGGAGAGAAGAAAAGCATTGTTGCGGACGGCTGGGTTGAATGGGCCGCAATTCTGGAAGACCTTTATCAGCAGCGATTTGAGTATGTTGAATGGAAGCGGCTTTAAGCACAATAATTCAAAAAGACAAAGGAGGAATCTATTTTTGAAAAAGAGCTTAATAAATAGGAAATTAGAAAAGGATATTCAAAAAGAGTTTAACTCTATTGGAAGAATATTTGATTCGTATGTGGATTTTGGGGAAGAGATGTATAAAAAGTTATTTGAGGAATTTAGAGAAGATGAACTGAGCACTCCTTTATTTACTATCTTTACACATATATTAAATATGATCGATAGCATATCTATTATGAGCAAAAAGGGGGCTACTGAAGGAATTATTCCGCTATGTAGGTCATTATTTGAAGCTGCAGTTTATTTTGAACATGCATATACGGAATCGAGAAAAGAAGGAATAATTGCATATTATGTTCATTATATTCAACAAGAGATTAAATATCGAAATATGTTCAATACCTCTACGAATTCAGGAAAAGAAACATTCAAAGTGTTAAGAAAAGAATTGCCTCATTTCAACCTTGATGAAAATTCGTTAAATCATGATAAGACAAAATATTTATATCAATTTCTTGAAAAAGATGAAGTAAAAGAGGTTTATGAGGATTGGATCGAGAAAAAACCGAAGCAATGGTATTCATTATATACAAACTGCAAAAATTTAAGAGAGTTATCCAGGAAGTTAGGGATTGAAACATTGTATATCATGCTTTATAAAACTGCTTCTGATTTTATTCATGCTGGGGCTACATTAAGGAACATCAAAGTTTCCGATGGAAAAGGAGGAGTTTCAGTAAGGAATTTTGAAGAAATGCCTTTTTACTGTAACATGGCTTTTTTTACAATAAATAGGGTGTATCAATTAATTAGCCTTGAGCAATTTAATCTTTGGTATCCACAAGAAGCACAGAAGGTTGTGGCTAAAACTAGCCAAATGCAGATAAAAGCGGAGTATGAAATTGGAGTTTTGAAATAAGCTTATAGGTTTATAATTGAGACCTCATCTTAATTCAAGACTTTTTAGATAAAAGAATCCTTTTATTAAAATAAGTGGGTGGAGATATATGACTGACACAATACTTGCAGGTATAATTGGAGCAATCATAGGTGGCATTGTTCCATTTATTATCTATTTGCTATCTGAGCATAAGAAAAAGAAGGAAAAGAGACTAGATTGTATCTATAACCTTATGACAGATTTAGAGATATTCTTATCTGAAACAACAGATTTAAGATTTAAATTGAAAAATGCACAAAGAGAAGAACTACTAAGTGTTTTAAGAGAAGTTGCTAATTTAGTTTCAAAAGGAATATTTAAAAAAGGGAGAGACTTGCCTTACTATGCTCTTTTTATAGATTCAGAAACATATAATCAAACAATGGATTTCTTAACTGAAAGTTTTGAAGAATTACAAAAAATCCAGAAAGAATTTAATGTATTTAAAGTTGAATCTGATGAACCAGTTGAAAGAATTAAAGCATTCGTTGATGGACAATTATTAGGATTGGACATTATAAGTGATAAAGGAGACAAGCTGAATTCTCTGATGTCAGAAAAAAAGGATTTTTATTATCAAAAACACTATCGTGGTTGGAAGTTGTGGATGTAATAACTGTACAAATGTAGAGAGCATTTTTTGAAAATAAACAATTGCTCCACCAATAGATTGCATCCTGTAAAATTATTAGTTTAGCTGCAATATAGACTTTGGGTATGAAGACGAATGGCTACTGACTAAACCAGAGCTAAAAAAAGAATTACAAAAAAGACTATTTAATTGAACATATTCAACACCAAAGAAAGCCTATGAGAGAGCTTTTAACAAGCTAGATGATAAAGCACAAGAGGAACTAAGATAAAGGTGGTAAGTTGTATTTGGCCAAATATGCACAATGAGGGTTAATCCTCATTGTGTCTTCATAAAATACGAATTTTAAACAGATAAGTATTCCTTAAAAAATAATTAGAATAAAAATAAAATAAATACTTGTAATTCTGACAACTCTAATGTATATTATAAACAAGAGAACATTAGTTGGGAAGGGGTGGAGTAACCAATGAATCTTAAGCAGATGATTAAGAATGAATGTGAAAAAGACAACCAGCTCGCAGCGAAACTCTCAAAAATAGCAGGGTACGAAAAGGTTAATGGTTTTTACAAATTCATCAACACCCCAGAGAAAGAAATGGACAACTTAGGCGGTTTAATTAATATTGTTAAAAGCTTGTTTCCTGATAATGAAGAGCAGCTTCTAAGTGATTACTTCTTATCACTGGATCCCAATAAGAAATGTGCTAGACAATCTGTTGAATATGCAGATTTAAATCAGTGGAATGCATTAACTGATAAAATAATTTTAAATTTATGCAATTCAAAAAATGCGACAAGTAAAGAATGGGGTAAGACCTATGATATACATAGAAAGTTAACAGAAAACAAGATATCCTTAACTGAAGCAATCAGGGAAACTGGAAAATGCAAAACAGCAGAAATGATATTCTTCTCAAATGCAATGTTAATGTATGAATACCTTAAAATCGGTGAATTTGGATTAATGAAAAGTACAGCAAAATTGCTGGATTTTCAAGAAATATCAGATGCTTACATAAAAGGCTTGTACACCTCCAGAGTAAGCTTGTTGAAAGCTAATATAAGTTTCAATGAGAACAATTTAATTGAAGCAAGAAAATATTGTTTATATGCCACTGAAACTACAAGCGTGGACAGGATTTGTTTTTTTGCATATTTAACAATCGGAAATTCTTTTATATTCGAAAATTTTGAAGAGGCTAAGCGGTCTTATATTAGTGGTGCTAAGTATGCAAGTAACACAATTCACAAAGAGATGTTAGACGGAGCATTATGTTTTCTTGCAAGCTTTTGGGACAAAGAGAATTTTTGGGTGAATTATGAATCACAGAATACTAAATACTTGCAATTGAGAGCATACCATTATATACGAAAAGGTGAAGTTGATAAAGCAAATGATATTTTAAATGAGTTATCAATAAGAGAGCAAGATGAGAATGAGATGGGATTTTATTTTTATTATAAAGGTTTAATATCTGTAGATAAATCTGATTTTTATAAATCTATACGCTGTTTCAAAAAATCAGATGATAAATATTCAGTTCAACTGCCCTTGATTGAACTTAAAAAAATGGGCGCGGACATAGAACTGTTAAGTCTTATTTCAATTTAGAGCGATGCAATTGAAAGGGGGTGAGGTTGTTGAAAAAAACGATTTTAGGTGTAGCTATTATTGCGGCTCTGGCATTATCATTTGTTGCAGGACAAAAATCAGTAAGCACTGCAGCTCCAAACGATGAAATTAGTGTAGCAAGCATTATTCGTGGGGCTTAAAAATTCACAACAACGATACTACATAATTAATGGTTAGACGTTTGATCCAGTGGATCAGGCGTCTTTTCTAATTTTAAGAGAATGTTCCAGAAATTCATAATCCAAAAAACGAGAACATGGAGGAATTAAAATGAAAAAGCATTTCGGACAATCACTTTCTTATGAGGACATGGCCAAAGGTTACGAAGAAATGGCAGCTATTAATCTTGTAATTTCCCAGGAAGACAATCATCTTGAAAATGAAGCAGAAATGATTAGATCAAAATATAAAGCAAAGGTATCCTAATGAGGATTAAAGACAAATCAGCAGACATTTTAACACATACATAGGGGATGTGTTATTTGTCGTGAATAAAAATAAAATAAATCATTGCATATTATTCTAGCAACATATATAATGAAGTTACAAGATGAACGTTGTTGGGAGATGAAACAATGGAAACAACCAGTGCCACTCAAAAGGAAGAGTTGAAGATTACATCATTAAGACAATATCAATACATAAAACAACTAAAGAACTTCACAAGAGTCAATCTCCACCTAGAGGATCCAGATGTGTTTACACCTAATAATGTAACTACAATGAGAAAAAATCATAAAGAATATAACCTCATTAAAGAACAAAAGAATTCTATAAAATGCATTTAAGGAGTAAAAATAAAATGAATAATAAATATTATACAGAAGAAAACAAGGCTAAAGTTTGGAAAAAGCATATGATCGTTTTAAAGTTTCTAGAGCAGCCTGAGATAGCAGTAGCTTATAATGAGTTCCTACGAAAAGAAGCAACGAGCGATGAATGGGTTGGGTTCGAAGAAGAGCTGTATGAGGAATTGACGGGGATGCCAATTATAAACGTCTGCAAGGACGAGAGGGTAAATGTCCTAAACTGAATTTTATTATAGGATAAAAATAAATTAGGTGTGATAAAATGAATACAGACATCTTAATTAACGCTCTTAAAGAATACGACATGTTAAAGCAAATGGAAATCTGTAACGCCAATATAATGCTGCTGAGTAATATTCAAGGTGAGAATGAATGGATTGTTGCGTGGAAAGAATTTGATCAATACTTAATGAAAAAAATGATATGAGGTGTCATTATGGAAGCTCAAAAGAAAGCGTCAACACTAAGGGATTATTCAATATACAATAACATAAATAGGTGGTTTGATGAATTAGATTTAAGAAACAGGGATCGAGAAACTGGAGAAATTGAAAAGTCTAATACTAGAGCCACGTATGAAAGGCATATAAGAGAGTTTTTCAACCACTATGCTGCCAAGGATATTGAATATTTAACTGAGAGTGACCTGGCGATTAAGAAGAGTGACCTGTATGATTATCGAACCCATTTGGCTAAAAATAAAAGCAACTCCAATTCAACAATTAACAATAAGATTGCCGCACTGAAAAGTATGATTAAGTACCTTGAATCTGAACATGAGTGTGATGCATCTGTATTTAATTTTAGACCTCTTCCAACAGAAAAGAACCCAGCAGGCTCTTTTGAAGGAATATCTGAAGCTGATGAATTTGCTGAGGCAGCGTATGTTACTGAGCGTCAGAACAGATTAATGAAAAAGATGTTTATTTTGTTTAGTGCACGTACTGGTGGACGTAAATCAGAGGTACTTAGAGTTGGGTGGGATGATATTACTTATTCAGAAAAGCACCAATGCTATCTCGTCAACTTTAAAAAAACTAAGCAAAAAAAGGCTAGACCAGTTGGGATTTCCACTGCTTTTTATGAAGAGTTATTGCTGTTAAAGCAAGAGTATGGGGAACATGAGCTTTTATTTCATAAGTTAACAGTTGATTCAATACAGGATATGTGGAATCGCGTATGTAGAGTTATGGGCATTCCCAAAGAAAGAAAGATAACTCCGCATAGTTTACGCAATACTGCAACAAACTTTTCTTACAGCGTTAATGGTGATATTAAAAAAGTGGCAGCGTTCTCTGGCCACAGCAATATCAATACTTTAAATGACCATTATTTAGTCAATGAAAGGGATTATTCTCAAGATCCAGGGGTTTTGGTAGATCAAAAAGAAGACATGTCCTTTTTAGATGATGTTACCTTAGAGCAATATAAAGAATTCTTTTTAAAATCAGACATGTATATACAGAATAAACTTAAAATGTTTTTGAACAAGTGATACAAATAATCATATAAAAGCTTTACTTGCTTATGAAAATAATGATAAATTTAATATGATTATGTGAGGTGATAATGTGTCTGAAGTTTTGTTAACAACCGATAAACTTTATAAGTTAAAAACTGAAATAGAGAAAAACCTTATTGATATTAAAAATGATTCCAATATGGTGAAGGAATTAAAAGCCACAATGGCGGACAAATACAAGGCACTCCCTGGTTATATCCAAGAAATTTTAAATAATAATGATAACAACATACAGCGTTTAAACGAAAAAGAAGTGTACATTGTTTCAAAAGAGATGTATTCAATTCTTGGGGCTCCAGCTTTAGATCCCTCAAATTATTTTCCAACCAGATTGGCAAAAGAGCTTGAAGGTGGGAGAGTATTCGCCGGTGAAGAAGTAGTTAAGCTCCCATACAAGTTTAAAAATGTGATTAAAATTAAAGAGGATAACTATGTCACTTCCATTACTGCCAAGGAGCTTAGTGAGTTATATAATAGCTCCATCCTGCAGTACAATTACAACACTCAGCGTGAAGGAAAGTACATTAAGGGCAGTCTTATCCCTGTACCTAAAACAAACCCTAAATCAGTTGATGAGATCAAAGAATTGTTTATCAAAGGTGATTTAATTGTATCAATGTTAACTTTTAACGCTCGTCTTGGAACATCTGACGGTGATGAAGAAGTTGAATATGATCTAAGTGACCAAACCCTTACTGTAACGCGAGGAACCCTATTAGATGCTCTAGATGGATACCATCGAATTTCAGGTATTGTTAAGGCCATTGCTGAAGTTCCTGAATTAGATCAACCATTCATTTTAAATGTGCTCAATTACGATGAAGAAAAGGCTAAGGTTCACTTTGCTCAAATGAATACAATAAACCCAGTTGAAAAATCCAGAATTGAAGAATTGGGACAAAAACGGTATTCTTCAACCGTTGTCGAGCAACTGAAATTTAAAAGTGAACTTAAAAATAAAATAAGCCCACAAAGTGAAATTAGTATTGATAGCAATTTTCTTGTAACATATTATACTTTATCCGAAGCTATAGACGATACATTTGAGTTGAAATCACGAAAAGATGCGTTGAAAATTGCGAAATACCTGGTAGACTTTTTTGATAACCTTTTTTATGCCTTCCCAGATGAATTTCTTGGGGATGACTTTTCGTCCATTAGAAAGCAATCATACATTAATCATAACGTAATGTTTTACGGTTATGTTTATTTGGCCAAGAAGATGAAGGAAAACAATGTAGAACTAATCAAGCTTGAAAATATCCTTAATACGATTGACTTTAGTAAAAGCGGAAGAGTGTTTGAAGAATTAGGAAGACAAAATAATGAGAATCAACTAAAGAATGTTATGAAGAAGAAACTTAAGCGAATATTTTATGATGAAATTGCTGTTGTTTAAAGCCTAAAGGAGAATTTAATATGAGTGAAATGTATAATGCTGAATTGAAGGAAAAGTTTTTAGAGAAATACGAAAGTGAAGCAACAAGAAACCATTATTGGCTAAGGCTAAGGGATTTCTCAGCTACAGAAAAAATACTTCAAAAAGACATATTTAATTTTTCTTTGGAAGAGCTGCGTACGTTATTTTTCGATTTGGATAGCAAATCTATAGATTCACTAAGAGGAGCAAGAGCTGTAATTGGACAATACACAACCTGGGCAATGGAAAATGGCTTGGCAAACAGTAACATCAACAAAGTGTATCAGATACAGGATGGTGACTTAAAGCAGTTTATAGATAAAAACAAAAAAACACTATTCACCAATAAAGAAGTAGAAGAGTATGTTGATTTTATGATTAATTATCAGGATAAGGCCATGATACAGGCTATTTATGAAGGTATAGATGGTTATCAGCATTCAGAGTTACTGAATTTAACAGGTGACGATTTACTCGATGATAACAAGGTAAAGCTAGTAGATGATAAACATGGTGTAAGAATAATTACTGTAAGCGATAAATGTTATGAGTTACTTAAGCGTGCTAATGACCAAAGAACATATCATCTTAGCAATGGTTCGCCAGATAGCAGCCTTAAAAACAAATTTGCCACATTAGTTAAAAGCGAAAATATTTTTAGGCTAAAATATAAGAGTTCTAATCAGAGTATGAAAGCTGACAAATTTTTAGTTCATCGTTCTTTTAGTCAGTTTCAAAAATTTTTAGAAGAACCCTTCTTTACACCTAAAAATCTTATCAATTCAGGAAAGCTCAACATGGCGTATGAGATATACAAAGAGAAGGGTGAATTAAAAGTACCTGATTATAAAAAAATAACTCGACAATACGGGTTTCTGAATGAAGACGCGGAGTTTAATTCACAATCACTGAGGAAAGTAGTGAATATGGATAACTTAGAAAAATATTGTATCAAGTCTGAAGTAATTGAGACTAATTCTTAATCCCTGTTGCAGGGATTATCTTTACATAACTTTTAGAGTAAAAATAAAACACGTGCGGATAAACTCGTGATATTTTTTCGAAAAATATCAGGATTTTGTTCACATTTTTCAGAATTCGACAAAGTTAGACAGAGACAAATTTGTACATATGCAGTAAAATAGTTCTATACCCTAAAAAGGGTACAAGGAGGTTCGCTAGGCCAAACTCCCTAGCGATAAAGTCAATGTTTGATTTTCCATTCATAGAGATCTTCAATTGAACAGTTAAGGGCAATAGCAATGATTTTCGCTGTTTTTATATTCATAGAAGGTCTAAAGCCGTTTGCATAGTCACTTAATCTTTGCGTACTAATGCCTGTTCGCTTTGAAAGTTCTCCTAATGACATTCCTTTACTTTCGAGGAGAATGGAAATCAAACATTGTCCGATTTCAACCTCAAGCATCGGACAACCTCCTGTTATAGTATTGCTTATCATACTATATCAATTCTTTCCAAGTTTTTAAATGAAAGAAAAAAGATTTGCCACTAACTAGGTAAAAGGTTATAATTAAGTCAACAAAAAGGGAACATAAGTTCGGTTAATTACTACCAGAGAGAGGGAAACGTATGTCAGAAAAGGATTATTTTATTCAAGGGGAGCTGTGCATTCCTTTTTTTGGCAGGATAAAAGCCAAGAATGAAGAGGAAGCACTCTTGTTCGCATATCAATCAATTAAAAAGAAATTAAGAAACAAAACAGGGAAAATGGGGTTTCTTCAAAAAGATCAAGAAAAATATGAGGCACTATTTGATGTAGACATCATGTGTACAGAGGATGCTGAAATAACAACCTCTTATGCCGAAGAAATAGACGATTCGTTTGAAAATGAAGGCTATAAATCTTCTCAACTGTTATCAATAAAATAAAAGCACATACACATCTTGTCAGTCATCATGAGACATAAAAAATTGGTGACTTTTTAGTCAGACTGGAGCATACAATGGATTTTAATCTTGAAATTGACTTGAAAGACATTATGAGATCAGTTTCCATGAGTGTTGGTTCTAAGAACATACAAAGTGGAGAGTACTACATAGACATTATCTTTAAAAACAATGGGGATTGTTTGAGGATTAGAATGGATCATGCTTCAGTTTTAGAATTTAGAGACAAAATAAATGAAACTCTTTGGAAACTGGACGGCATGAAGACGTTTATGAAGACAGCAGCTTTACAGTATGAGTAAAGCTGATTTTTTTAAAATTATTTAGAATAAAAATAAAATAAGTATTTACAACATATGGTTGAGGTTATATAATCGAATTAGAATTAGGAAAGGAGATAGCTTTAATTATTGATTAATGAACCAACTAATAATCAAATAAGAACCATGGTTTTAAAGAAATATGCAAAGCTCTTAGCGTCATGTGAAAGGTCATTGCGCAGCATAGAGAATAACGAAATAAGAATGGCAATTGGAGACCTAGATTTTGTTAAAGACAATTTAGAGGAAATACAATACATACTCCGTGATGTTGTGAATCAGCATGAATGTATTAAGAGTAAAAATAAAATGTAAGTTTTAAAGAGAAGTAAAGAAATGACTAAGGGATAATTAAATAATACATAACTTTTCGAAGATAGGCAGGGGTACCGATGAAAATTAGACAAAGGTATAAATGTGGAGCTGATAAAATTGCGATTCAGTATTCCATTGATGAAAAAGGGATGATTGCCAGTATTAAAGAAGTGAGTTGGGATTCACGTACAGAACTGGGTGAGTATTTGCTCCCGAGAATTGAAGTTACTGACAACTGCTTTAATAAGATAATAAACCATCCCAAATTGCGCTAAAACGAAGCCACAAGTGATGAGTAATCAGCAGAGTGCGATTGGATAAAAAGACTGTTTTAAAGAGAGGGAGATATATTAATGGGAATGTATACTGAATTGGTTTGTGCTTTTAAGCTTATTGAGGAAACACCAAGATCAATAATTGAAATTTTAGAGTTTATGACTGGTCAAAGAGATGAACATCCAAGTGAGTTGCCAGAACATAATCTGTTTTCTGAAGATACTAGATGGAAATGGATGCTTCAATCAGATAGTTATTATTTCGATGGGAAAACCCATAGCAAAATTGAAAATGACGCTGTTGTTGGTGGTTGTTATGTAAGTATTAGATGTAATTTAAAAAACTACGATGATGAGATTGAAAAATTCATCGACTGGATTTCATCATATATTCAAAAGGACTACGATCATTATTTTATTGGATACGAACGATATGAAGAGGACAAGGAGCCTACATTAATATTTGTGTAAAAGGATTATTTCATCTGAAAACTAAAGGAGGGTATTTATTGGAACTAAACAAAATACATAATAATGATTGCGTACAATTCATGAAAGAGAATATTGGTGATTGCACTATCGACTTAACAGTGACTTCTCCTCCTTATGATGACCTAAGGAATTACAATGGATATTCATTTAACTTTGAGGAAACTGCTCAAGAATTGTATAGGGTGACAAAAGAGGGCGGAGTCGTTGTTTGGGTAGTAGGGGATAAAACACATAAAGGTTCCGAGACAGGGTCAAGTTTTAGACAAGCTTTATACTTTAAAGAGTTGGGCTTTAACCTACATGACACAATGATTTATGAAAAAGACAGTATCAGCTTTCCAGATAAGAATAGATATTATCAGATTTTTGAGTATATGTTTATTTTTTCGAAAGGCAAGCCAAAAACAATCAATCTATTAGCAGACAGGAAAAATAAATGGTACAACGGCAAGAAACACATAAAAGGACATTACAGAAAAATGGACGGCGAAAAAGTACGACATCATAAACAGAACTTACTAAAGGAGTTCGGTGTGAGGTTCAACATTTGGAGGATACCGAACGGTCATCAAAAATCAACACTAGACAAGATCGCTTTTCAACATCCGGCAATATTTCCAGAAAAGCTTGCTGAAGATCACATTCTCTCTTGGTCAAATGAAGGAGACATAGTATTTGATCCGTTTATGGGAAGTGGAACAACTGCAAAGATGGCAGCTTTAAATAACCGTAAATACATAGGAACAGAAATTAGTAAAGAGTATTGTGATATTGCAAATGAACGATTAAAGAATTATATAATTTTGCATAAAAGAATGGAGGGCAAAGGGTATCGATTACCTCAAGTACATAGTTGATACAGCCTGGTTTAACTTAGTTTGGTTTAAATGGCATCTTGGAGCGGATATAAGCATATTTGATGGCTGTGGATGGAATACATATAAATATTTAAAGGATAAAAATAAAATAAGTGGAGGTTATGAGGGTGATAAAAAGGAATCTGCTTAGCAACCACGTTGATGAGATTATTGGTGAATATTACGCTTCAAAAGGGTATTCAGTTCATAGCATTGAACACCAGGAAAATGGGCAACTGATTGTTGTTACGGAACGAGTAGCAGAGGAGAAGGAACCGGCAAAAGTTGATATCGCATTTGATTTCATACATAGAAGACCACATAAGAAGAAGTATTTAGCTTAAAAACGGCAAAGAGTCAAAGCTCTTTACCATCAGGTGATTTCTTTAACCGATTCGCAATGTACTTCATTACGTTTACTGCAATCGACACTAATGCAATAATCAATGCTATTTCAAATAAGAGGATGTATCCAAAATTCACATTAAGCTTTTCAAAGTAATCGCTGGTAATAGAGAGGATTTTATAAATCCCTAGCATAAAAACAATAAAGGAAACACCTAAAATTACAAGTGACTTTATAGAATAATCTTTAGCATGTTCAAAATTATAGATAATTATTGATACAAATAACAAACCCGTAGCAATCTTTTGGGTTAGCGAATCATCGGCCGAAAATGATTGTACTACTATGCTGATGATTAATCCAGTAATACCGATTGTTTTATTCAAGGAATCACCCACTCGTATGTAAGTTAGGTATGAGTTTACCAATTAAAGGGGATTTTCTCAAGGCAATACACATTAAAGTTAAATTAAAATGCTTTTTAAGAAAGGGGTGGAAACATGCTTGGTTATCAGAAAGGGCAGCAAGTAAGATGGCATGAAAATGGGGAAATGGGAATTATATTGTGGGTGACAAATCAAGGCTCTGTAGGTGTTAAATGGAGCTCGGGTGAATACGGTGAATACAATTATAAAGTTGATGAGTTATTAATGTTAACAGATTAGTATCTTACCCAAAAGTGTGAACGCATGACAGCAAGAAAAAGGTTTAGTCTACATAAAATCGTGATTTTAAACAGAATAGGAGGAAACGAATGAATCAAGATATTCAGTTTTTAAAAGAACTTCAGCAAGAGTTGAAAAATCAAGACAACGACGGTCAAGCTGCACCACGTTTCTGGACAGTTGGTGATTATTATGGGATCAAAATAAAATAGTTATTTCAACGATAAATTATCTAATTGATCCATGTACTAAATTTTCATTGAGATTAATTAACTTTGCACTAAGGAATTATGTAACGGAGAGATTAGACTCTCCAGGATTCAAAGGAAGGTATGCGGAGTTTACCATGCTTAGTCTTAAATCTGTGCTTAACCTTACATAAGATCGGTTCTACAAATACATATTCGTCAGTTTCAGACTTTACATGTTTCATAGAGTGGAATTTACTTCGTTCTGCGTTCGGCATGAATTCCATAAATCCAGCTGCAGTACCATCAGGATAAGACAGAAGAAATTTTATATCCTCTTTGGTGTAGCCGGTGATAAGCACATCTGTGTAATCATAATTAATCACTTTCAGCCAGCTATGGGAACGTTTATTGATTTCATAAGGGGAGTCAGCTTTCTTTAGTACGATTCCTTCAAGATGCTTTTCTTTGGCCAGATTAAAGTAAGCTAATCCGTTTCCTTGTAGACCTTCGATTACAAAGACATTATCGTGGTCAAGGTTTAGTTCTGAAAGCATGCTCTTACGTTCAGTGAGCGGCTTATTTGCGATTGAATGTCCATCAATATAAACTACATCGAATACACAGTAAACCACCTTATGAGCTGATTTCTTAGACATAAAGCGTTCCATTACAGCTTCAAAATCAGGGGCACCGCCTGGGGCAGCTACAATGATTTCACCGTCTAAAACAGTTCCATTGGATATATCAAGATCCAGCAGTTCTGGGAACTTGCTTGTTACCTCATTGTTGTGACGAGTGTAAAGCTTTATCTGATCATTAAACTTGGAGAGGATCAGTCTAATTCCATCAAACTTCAGCTCGGTAATATAACCATCGTCATCAAATGGCTCTTTGATTGAATGCAATAACATTGGCGATACAAACAAAATATCACCTCCTACTTAGAACATAATAGCTAAGCGAAGGTGATATATAAAGCAAAATGACTGTGGTACTTAATGGGATTCAATCAGTTCCGGTGAGTTGTTTTTAGGTGAGTTAACTAAGGATGAAACTTGATAAGCTTCCATGTCATCAGCATCATACGGAAGCAGTAAGCTTTGTAGATAATCAGGATCAGTATTTTTAGGATTTAGCCATTCCTTTTTGTTCTCATCAGTAAGGATAACTGGCATCCGATCATGAATGTCTTCCATAAGCTCATTAGGCTTTGTTGTGATGATTGTACAAGTATACAACGGATTACCTTCTGACGTGTTCCACTTTTCATATAAGCCGGCAAAAGCAAAGAGATTGGAGGATTTGAGCTTAATCCGCATAGGAATCTTAGTCTTTGGATCGAGACGTTTCCATTCATAAAAACTGTCAGCTGGTATGGCACAACGTTTGCTTACGAGCGGCTTTCGAAAGCTGGGTTTCTCGGACAATGTTTCAGCACGGGCATTAATCATTTTATAGCCGATCTTTTCGTCTTTAGCCCATGGAGGGACAAGACCCCATTTCAGCTTACCCAGACGGTTGTTTGATCCATCATTAATGATTGTCAGGATGTTCTGTGAAGGAGCTACATTATAGCTTGGATGGTATTCGTTCTCAGACAAAAATTGATCTATATTGAACTGTTCGATGATGTCGTCAAACTCAGAAAATAAAGTGAACCTGCCACACATGTTCATCATCCTTTAGGGTTTTTTGAATATTGTACAGGCTTGATACACGAAAATCAAAAAGGAGGAATGTGATGCAGCGGCAAACAGTTGAGGTAAAAGAAGTTGAAGTGTTACTCAGAGGAATATGGAAAAAGAAAAAGTTCACTGACATTCAAAAGGGGCAAACCTTTAAGATTGAGGAGAACGGGAGAACAAAGAAATACATAGCGAGAACAGATCCTTATTGGGATGACATGTATGAGACTTACATTATTGATTTGTTGGATAAAAATAAAATTAGAAGATCTATATAAACAGAGATTTTATAAAGAAAAAATAAAATAAAATAAAATGGAGGCTGTACAATGAGGGAAATTAAGTTTCGAGGAATGGGCATCAACGGAGAATGGTATTACGGCAATCTATCAATCATTAAGCAAAGAATCAAGAGCATGGGTATTGATCCTGGTTCTTATATCTCTAATAAAGCTGGGGTTCCATTTGCTTACAGTGTCAGGCCGGAAACAGTTGGGCAATACACCGGATTGAAGGACAAGAACGGTCTTGAGATTTACGAGGGGGATATTTTAAAAAGAACAGTCACGGTTGTCATGTATGGTTCAGGCAAACCACCTGAAGATATTGATGAATACATGAAAGTTGAGTATCGAGAAGATTATGCGGGCTTCTATAACGGAGAAAGGCCACTGTTTGCTTATGTGGACAATACTCGTGATGTCGATACTGGCTGCAGATGCACCAAAGCAGAAGTCATCGGCAACATTTACGAGAATCCTGAGCTGTTGGAGGCAGCAGAATGAAAGTGTTAGAGAATCAGACACTTTATCAGTGTGAACATTGTGGGAAACGATTGATGACAAAGCACGGAGCTAGGCTGCACGAAAGAGTATATTGCTCGGTTGTCAAAGAGGTAGAACAGAAAAAACGTCAGGAATCCTGTGAACATAAGCACATGGAAATGAGTTATTGCACTATGCCGGGAGAAGATCATTTGCAAATACCTGACTATGAATGTTGTTCTGACTGCGGCATGTCAGAAATGGAGATTGCAGAGCAAAAGAATACGCTTCAGGGGGCGTCAGAAGTTATCGGCACCATTTACGAAGATCATAAGCTTATAGAGTCTAAATAAAAACGATATTTTATGGAAAGAGGTTTATGAAAATGTCCAATTACTTCTGTAATAAATGTATTAAAGTCTGTGCAAGAGAAGAGGTTGATTTATTAGAAGATGGATGGGAAGGCGATTGGCAGGAAGTGCATTTAACATGCGGGGAGAAAGTGATTTGGTTCCTGAGAAGCGAGGAGAGATTTTAATGAACCTATATGAAATTAACTTTAAACATTTTGCACCTAAGGATAGTGAACAAGGGATTTTTACATACTTATACGCTAAAACAGATAATGATGTATATGAATGGCTAAAAACTGATCCAAAATTGTCAAATGGAAGATGGATATATACAGACTACAAAGACCAAGAAGAGGAAGGTGAAAAGTTTGAAATTTATGATGACACATTCGAAATTGTTGGCTATGAAACTTATAAAGAACGGATCATACGATTGAAAGGTGAAATCAATGATGAAAGTGTTGAATTGAACGATCTCTATTATGGCCAAACCTTAATCGGATGGAAGAAGGTCGGATCAAATATTTCCTTAGAACAGATCGAAGCTACTAAAGATTTAGGGATTAACATTGATTTTGCATAAAAGAGGGATTTGCTATTCGGATAAGGGGGTGGTACTAATGTGATTGCTTATAGGATGAAAATAAAGAATAAAAATAAAATTATTAAAGGAGAGTAGTTAATTGTTGAAGTATAAAAACAAAATAGAAGAAAAAGAGGTTAAAGGGGCAGAGAAGGCGAGCTTTGGCGGGCCTAACCTTCTCCACCTGACACTTCGCAAGGTTACGAAGCTATATAAGTATATCACAGACAAGAAGTCTTTTCCAGTCTTGGCGGCTGCTCTGGTTTCGCTCATGAATCCAATCAGTATCTTAGCAGCGGACAAGTATCGGAACTTTGAAGAGCTTAAAGCGAATGAATCACCGTTCAATTTTAGCGTGTTCTCAAAAGAGCAAGACACTGATGTATTAATTCTTGCTCCCCATGGAGGTGGCATAGAAGGGGGAACAAGCGAGCTTGCAAAGGAATTAAGCGAAACATACTCTACATATCTTTTTGAAGCTTTAAAGACACCAGGAGCCTTTGATTTGCATTTAACCAGTACGAATTTTGATGAACCACAAGCGCTTGAAATGTTGAAGGGGTATGAGTTCACATTGTCACTTCACGGTTATGCAAGTAATGATCAACATGTTCTAGTTGGCGGCACAGACCGGGACAAAGCTGAAGCGATAACAAGTACATTAAATAATGCCGGCTACTCTGCAGAGCTTCTAGATGAGGGTACGAGGCTATCCGGTAGCAGTCCAAATAACGTGGCCAATAAAAATAAAACAGGAAAGAGCATTCAACTGGAATTGAGCACTGGACTACGCAAATCAATGTTCAACACCTTTTCTCTGAAAGGACGCTCTGGTACAAGAAATGAGACTTTTTATAACTTCATTGACACTCTATCAGGGTTTCTCAATGAAAATGTAGAAGGGAAGGGTTTGACAACATGAACATGCAACAGCCCTTATACTATTTTGTTGATGCTCTGGATTGGGGAATTAATGATAAAGGGTCAAATGCAATTGAAACAACAGAAGGATTAAACCGAGCTTTAGAGTATGCATGCTCAAAATCATTCTATAAAGTATATGTTCCAAAAGGTATCTACCTAATTGATGCAGTGAATACGTCAAAGCGGTTACCTGAATTCGGTGGAGGTATCAATGTTCCTTCGAATATTGAGCTAATACTTCATCCAGAGGCTATATTTAAAGTGCAGCCAAATGATTATCAGGGTTACTCCTGTTTTTATATCGGCCAAGCAAGTAATGTTACGATTCGTGGCGGTCAAATTATTGGGGATCGACATGAGCATGATTATTCAAAAATTACCTCAATTAAGAAGACGCATGAATGGGGCTTTGGTATCCATGTTAATGGAAGTAGCAATGTGCTAATTGAAAATGTACAAGTTTCTGACTGTATTGGAGACAACATTTGGATAGCGGCTGATGGAATGATGAACACTTCAGGAACATATACGCCCTCAAAGAATGTAACCGTTCGAAAGTGTACGCTTTTAAGAGGAAGAAGAAATAATCTGGCTACCAATGGTTGTGAAGGTCTTCTTGTCGATGACTGTGATATAGAAGAAGCTGGGGGAGATACAATTGGGCCACAATTAGGAATTGATTTAGAGGGCTTTGGAGAAAACGGAATTAAATACGATCACCCCTATAAATTAACTGTGCGAAACTGCAGGTTTAAAAATAATGGACGTGGATCCGTTACAGCTCACACAAGCGGCAAGGTAATTATTGAAGGAAACTACAGCGACCATGTTATTTCCTATGGATATAGCACGGATGTCAGTATCAAAAATAACAAGATCATCAATGAAAAGGAAATTAAGACATATGGGATTGATTCGGTAGGTGTTTCAAGTACTGAGTCTGGAAACAGAGTTCAAATTGATGGCAATACGATTAGTGGCTTTGAAGTGGGCATTTGTGTAAGAGGAAAGGGTGGCACAGTATCAAATAATACTTTTGAAAAAATAAAAGCATGCCCTATTGCAACACATCAAGCAGAGGACTTTTTAATTACGGACAACAGGATAGAAAACAGTGATTGTGTTCAAGTCCAGGTTAGAAACTCAAATGATATTAAGGTTGTGAATACCAAAGGAAAAGGAACGAGCTCGTCTTATGCTGCAAAGATAATGGACTCTACCCGAATCAGTCTCGTTAATAATGAGTTTGCTAATGTATATGGTGGAATTTATTGCGAAAGGTCTCAGTCAGTTCGTTTAAAGGGAAATGACTTGTTGTTAAGTGGGAGTGGATACGGCATCTTTTGGGATAAAGACTCTTCTGTCTCACTGCATCGAAATGAAATTCATGAGCCTAGGAATGTTGCAATTAAAGGCACCCCTGAGAAATACAGTTGCCAGATTAGTGAGAATCAGGTTTATTTCTGTAAATCATTAATCGCCATCCAACTGACTGGTGGTTCAGAACATATATTAAAGGATAATGAGATCATGTTCAATCGTTCAGCAGACCAAGGATATGGTGTTTATTTGGAGAATACAAACAAGGTACGTCTCGTAAGAAACGATGTGCGCGGAATTGGTGGCAAGTTATTATCCCACCCATATTGCACAGATAAAGCAAAGAATACAACCTTAATTTATAACACATATGACAGTGGAACACTGAAGACTGCAGAAGGAGATATTGTGGTCTAAATAAAACTGTAGTTTAAAAGAAAACAAATTAAATAGAAAGTGGTTTATATGGATATTTTTGGGGGTAATGTCTGAGTGTAATATTATTAAAACACTCAGAGGAGGAATTAGGTGTGAAATACAACATTGGTAAAATTGGAGTTGTTGGAACTTTACTCGTAAGTGGTTTGCTTTGTGATTTTGGGGCAGGAGTAAATGCAAAAGAGCTAAATCAAAGTAGGAAAGATACTGAAAGCAATAATTACCACCAACCAATCAATGTACTTAAGACCGCCTCAAATATTAAGAGCCCAGATTTTTCGACAACTGCAGATGATTGGCAAGATGCCGGAACTACATACGGCGATACCAAGTTTGACAAGTATTCAACTGCTGCTGTCGTTCAAACATTAGGATTTGCATTAAATTTGCCTACAGGGGGATGGTCTTCTTATTTAGCTGGACTAGCTAACATGATTATTCTAGGCGAATATAAAATTGTTTACTTTAAGGATAAGCAGGAATTTAAGATGGCAGGGGCAACTCTAATGACCAAGCACCATGTAACGATTTATGAAGATAAGGATCGAAAGAAAAAAATCGGAAGTGACAGCTTTATCATAACGGACAAAGGCGGCCCAAAAGTTGCTGTGATGTAAAAAATGATCCTCCCACCTAAGGGAGGATTCTTATATGCTGTTTATTATGCTGTAAACTAATGCTACAACAAACAATGGATAAGAGATAATGGCAATTAATTTTGAGGATTTACTCTTATTTTTTTGAAATGTGTATATTAGTGCAAATCCTAAAAAGAATATCGTGACAAACCAAAAGGAATAGGCCGGGAACAATGCAATAAGTAAGACAATAAGAGTGGATAACGCGAAAGAAGAGTTTAGCGTTATTTTCTGATTATTTTCCAAATGAACCACCTCCATTCACGTATTCCCCCATATAAAAACACTTAAACATTATACTTAAAGGAGCTTGATTAAATGATCAACATTTTAAGCAAAGAACAAGATGAAGCAATCCGTTATTTCAAAAACAAGCTAAACATATCTGAAAAACTGTACATATCGCTAATTAATTTTAACCTGCTTAGAGATAAACACGAAGACTTTGGCAATAGACTATATGAGCTTTATAAAACAGATCCTTATCTGTATGTCAGAGCGCTCAAAGAAGGTTACGTGGTTGATCAGCCAATTGAATTTAATGAAGCAATTGTGCGGTTCTATGATGGCGAAGAACTTGCAGTGATCCATAAGACTACTGGGAAGAGATATAACGTGAATATAAAAATGAAAAAGCTTCCTGACGGTTTTACGCTACAAACAATGAACATGTGGTCATGGAGTGAAGTTGTTTAATTTTATGAATTTTCACTTGTTTTGATTTGTTATGTCGTAAAGTGGGTACAATTAAGGATTAGCAGGAAAAGGATCTCTTATAATAATGTTAAGGAGGTATTTAATGTGTTGGTATTTGAATATGGCAGAACGAAACAAGAAGCTCTGTCTAACCTATGTAGAAAAATGATCCGTGAGTACCCAGATGAAATTTTCACAACGGACTTAGCAAAAGTTTCTGATTACGGTAATGAAGGATCAGATAAGAGATACGTAGCTGAATTTCAGGTATAGAATAGTTTGTTATACAGAAGCGCCTTTACTTAGGCGCTTCTTAACTCTCAATATCATTTTATAAATTTTCACGCACTATTGGGGGCGGAAACAAGAAGATCAATCTTCAGAAGCAGCCTGTACTGCAATTGATAAAGACACTCATCACAAGAGAGAACTGTTTATTATTTTCTAGAATAAAAATAAAATAGTTGTTGACCGTTTCGTTTTGATGATGTAAGATTAAGTTATCCCAAAGAGAGAAAGGAGGAAAGAGATGAAAAAGGAATTAAAGATATTGAAAGTATCAGCAAAAGCTCTGCATAACTACAAGAACGATGTCAAAAGGAATTACGACATTGACGAAGATCAAGCAAGAAGAAAGTTAACCAGGAATGTGATGTTGGTAAAGGAATTTAAACCAAGAGGAATTAAAAGAGGTCTTTTTTCTAAAACATATTCATACGGAAACTTAAAGATCACAATTCGACATGGAACAGTAATAAGGATTGAAAATGTAAAAGGTGATCCTGAACCTTGGGACTTTCCAAAAAAGAGATACATAGAATTAAACAAGCTACTTGGTATCAAGGATTGTAAGTTTAGTAGCAAGCATCATTATAGGCATTTTAAGAATAAAAATAAAATTAATAATTAAAAGGAAGAGGTTGATTATTTACATGGCAGAAAATAAAACAGTATTACGTGAAGCATCAAATGTTGTAACTATTGAGGGGACACTTGCTGAGGTAAAACACACTGAGTGGAAAAGTGGTAAAGGGCTAAATATTGAACTAGATATTGAGGTTGCACCAAATGAAGTGCATACAGTAAAAGGCTTTTCAAAGTATAAGAAAGATGACGGCACCGACAATGCTATCGCAAAAGGCTACCAAACTATTATTAAGGAGTATAAATCGATTGCAGAACATGGGAGAGAGCAAGCTGATAAAGTGAGAATTACCCAAGGAAAGATTGGATTGAACGAATATTACGCCCAAGGGATTTTCAAATCATACCCACAATTAACAACTAATTTTGTAAACAGGCTAGATGCCAATGAAGAATTCAATCCAAGAGCTGAATTTGATGTTGAGCTGTTTGTAAAGAATGTAACCGAAGAGAAAGTAAAAGGTGAAGAAACGGGCAGAGTTAATTTAAATGGTTATATTCCTTTATATGGTGGGAAAGTAATTCCTTTTGAATTTGTAGTCACAAAAGAAGGGTCTCAATACGTTGAAAATAATTATGAAAAAGGGTCTACGGTTAACGTTTTTGGAAAGATTATTAACTTTAAAGAGCAAAAAGTAACGACCAAAGCAGCAGCATTTGGCGAAGACAAGAAAGAAATCACTACTAATTCGAAAAGAGAGTACCTAATTACAGGTGGCAATGATCCATATGACGAGGATAGCAAAAATGCTTTTAAGGCAGATGCAATTAAAAAAGCGCTGACTGAAAGAGAGATTTACCTAGATGAGCTTAAGAATGAAGGTGGCAATGAGAATAATAAAAAGTCTGGGTTTGGCGGAAGCGCTCCTAATAACAAGCCTTCAAAGCCGGTTGAAATTTCAGATGATGACCTACCTTTTTAATAGATAAAAATAAAATAGTTTAAAGGAAAATATATAACTGGGGTGGGCTTTGACTCACCCATCAAATCATCATTAAAGGAGAGTTTAAATGGCAATCGATATTTTCAATCCTCAAGTTTCAGTAGTCGCAAAAGGTTTAGAAGGAAAAGTTATTACTATCTATGGTTCTAACAACTTGGGTAAGACAAAACAAAGCACACGAATGAAGAAACCTTTATACTTGCCATTTGAAAAAGGTTTGAATGCCATCGCAGGTGTTCAATTTATGGCTATTAATAGCTGGGCGGATTTTAAGAAGGTTAATAAACAGTTAACCAAAAATGCAGAAAAGGCAAAAGAAATGTATCAGACAATTATTGTTGATGAAGTAGATGCATTTGCTAAATATGCAACCAGATATGTTTGCGAGCAATATGATGTAGAACGGATTAAAGATGGAAATGATGGGTTTGGTCTTTGGAAAGAGTATGAAACAGAAGTATGGGAAGAAATTAATAAACTGATTGGTGTAGGATTTACCGTTATCTTTATCGCTCATGCTGCAGAGGACAAAAAAGGAAAAGTTTATCCTAAAGGTGATAAGCGTGTATTGGCCCCTGTTATTGATAACAGTGATATTGTACTTTATCTAAGTTCCAATGGTGTTGATGAAGACAGAAAGGTTATCAAATCAAGCGCTTGGTTGGCTGAAACAGATGAGCACTTTGCACGGAGCCGATTCGATTACATTGACACATACCTTCCTGAATTCACTGCAGAGAACCTGGAGAAGGCCATTATCGAGGCAGTTGAAAGACAGGAAGAAGCAGAAGGTATTGTTGCTGTTACATATGAAGAGCAAAAACAAAACAATGCTTCAGAGGAGCTTGATTATGACGCTTTGATGGAGCAAATCAAAGAAGTTGGAATTAAGCTCAATGGAGAGGGACGATTGGAAGAGGTTAATGAGATTACAGAGAAGCATTTAGGCAAGGGAGTCAAAGTGACTGAATGCAGCCGCAAACAAGTAAACGTTATGTCTGTAATCTTGGATGACCTAAAAGATCTTCTAAGTAAATAAACAGGGGGGTTTTCCCTCCTCCTGATTAGGGGTGATTATTTGGGAAGACAAGTCAAATGTCCATATTGCGAGACTAAATTTGATAAAGATTTAGCGATTCCTTATAAAAAAAGATACTACCATGAACAGTGCTTCAACACGTGGAGACAAGAGGCAGACCATCGAAAAGAATTACTTCAATATATATGCAATTTATATGGTCTTTCATCTCCGACCGGTATGATGTTAAAACAAATCAAAGAGTTTCAAGAGGATTATGGCTATAAGCTAAAAGGAATTGAGCTTGCGCTTAAGTACTTTTATGAAACACTGGAGAATCATCCAAGAGAAGGTGACGGCATTGGAATCGTCCCTTTTGTATATGACGAGGCCAAGCGACATTACATTAAACAAAAGGCAATCCAAAAATCAGCTGAAGACCCTAAAAATCACAAAAGAGAAGAAATCACGTTAATTATAAAAAAGGGATTGCCAGAGAAAAGGGGACTTCTTGACATCTCAACATTATAGGAAGGAGAGTCCATTTGCTACAAGACAAAAAAGCAATTATACAAGTGTTGGGGAGCATATTAAAGGAACCCTCGCTCTTATCTGAAAGTAACGGATACAACCTATCAAAGGCCGACTTTCCCGAAAGATTTCATTCAATTCTCTTTGCTGCAATGTGTAACTTATTTAATCAAGGCACAGAGGTTATAAATGAAGTGGAGATTGATGGATATCTAAAAAACTATGGAATTCAGTATAAAGTTTTCAATGACAATGACGGTATAAATTATATTCATACAATACAGAATTTGGCCGAAGTCGAAAACTTTGAGTTTTATTATAACCGTTTAAAAAAGTTTAGTTTAATCAGGGAAATGCATGGACTAGGGTTTGACGTTAGAGAGATATACGATCATACAATAATTGATCCTAGAGAGCAAGAGGCTATGCAGGAACGTTTTGATAAGAAGTCAATAGAAGAAATACTTTCACATTACGAAATGAAGATTATTGAAGTAAAAGATAAATTCAAAACAAACAGTCAAAGCAAGGGTATTCAGGCTGGAGAGGGTGTTCATCAGTTTTTAGATAGGTTAAAGCTCTCACCAGATATTGGAGTACCTTTGAACAGTGAAATTCAAACTTCGATTTTTAGGGGATCTCGAAGGAAAAAGTTCTATTTGAGATCGGGTACCACTGGAGGAGGTAAGACAAGAAACATGGTTGCAGATGCCTGCTTCTTAGGCGCTACCCAAATTTACAATATCAAAGAAAAACAATGGGAAGATAACCTTTTTAGAGAGAACGCATCTGTAATTTCAACGGAAATGGTACCTGAGGAACTGCAAAGTATAGCAATAGCATATATCTCAGGTGTACCAGAAGAGAAAATACTTCGAAATTCCGCTACAAAGTCTGAAGAAGAAAGAATTAGAAAGGCGGCAGATATATTAGAGGAATCACCTATTTGGTTTGAACATTTGCCGGATTTCAATATCAAAGAAATAGAAGAGACTATTGAGAAGAACGTTAGAAAACACAATGTCGGGTATATTTATTTTGATTATATCCATTCCTCTGTAACCATTTTTTCAGAAATGAGTAGAAACAGTGGAATAAGCTTAAGAGAAGACCAAATTTTACTGCTCATGGCCGATAAGTTAAAGGCCTTATGTAATAAATATGATGTTTTTATGATGAGTGCAACGCAGCTGAACGGTGAATGGAAGGACGCTTGGCTAAAAGGTCTGCAAATTGATGCTAATTATTTAAGAGGAAGTAAGGCTATTGCAGATAAAACTGACGTAGCGATGATCATTCTTCCATTAAGCAAAAAAGAGAAGGAAGCTGCTGCAGACATAATGAAAAATGGCTTTGGGCACAAGACACCTAACTTTGTTGTCCATGTATTTAAGAATCGTGGGAATAAGCATGATAAGCTGAAGATTTTTACATACATAAACATGGATATCATGAGAACGGAAGATTGTTTCACAACAAATATTGATAACGAATTAATTACAGTTGAAAAATTGAATATTAAAGCAGGATAAGGGGTGTAGCACCCTTTGAAATATGACAAGGACAGAATAAAAGAAAGTCTTACGCTTGAGGATATACATAAAATATTAAAAGAATTGGGTAGCGAAAATAATCAATGGGATCAACAAGGAAACCCAATATACAGAACCGTTTGCCATAACGCTTCTGGTGGAAGCTACAAACTGTATTATTACCACGAAGCAAAGCAATTTCATTGCTATACAGAATGTGGAGACACATTCGATGTCTTTGATCTTGTAATACGAGCAAAAAGACAAAAAGGGATCAATATACCTTTCAATCAAGCCATTGAGTATGTTGCAAGACTAGCTGGGAGAACATTTGGTTTTGGTAATAGAGAGACATTCACGAACAATGATTTAATTGATGACTGGGAATGGATGGGGAAGTTCAAAAAGAGGAAAAAGATAGATATTGAACTTCCCAGCTTCAATGAGACTGTTTTAGATGTATTTATGCCTTATCCTCATCAAATGTGGTTGGACGAGGGGATAAGCATGCAAACATTAAATGACTTTGAAATTGGCTACTATTTTAGAACTCACACAGAAGGGATATCTATTCCACATCGGGACTTAAATAATAGATTGATTGGCATACGTAGACGATCTCTTATTAAAGAGGAAGTTGATGCCGGCTATAAATATATGCCTTTAAAAGTTGGGAACACCCTGTATAATCATCAGACCATGATGAATTTATATGGATTACATAAAACAAAAGATTCAATTGAAAGGTTTAAAAAAGCCTTAATTTTTGAATCAGAAAAGTCTGTTTTAAAATGCCAGGACTTTTATGGTGAAGCAAATTTCACATGTGCAGTCTGTTCAAACAACATTTCAAATTTTCACCGTGATATCTTACTTTCTCTTGGAGTGGAAGAAGTGTTTATTGCTTTAGATAAATATAGACCACCGAAAGAGCATGAGACAGAGGAGATGTATCAACGTAAACTGCTAGAGTATCAGAAAAAAATCTTGAAGCTTGCAGGAAAATTTACGCCGTATGTTCGTGTGTATGTTTTGTGGGATTTTGAAAACATGTTGGATTATAAAGACAGTCCAGCTGATAAGGGAAAAGACGTTTTAGAGGAGTTGATGAGAAGAAAAATTGAAATCAATACGAATGAAGGAGGAATTTAGTGGCTTATAAGCTCATTGGAAACAATGATTATAATTTCAATCCATTATCGACAATTTTAATAAACAGAGGGATTGAAAATCCGAAGAGCTTTATTGATGTGAACCAGAGCTCAGTCATTCATTTTTCAAAACTCGATAACATTGATAAAGCATCTGATTGTTTAATAAAGCATTTGGAGAATAAAAATAAAATATTTGTTCAAGTGGATAGCGATGTAGATGGGTACACATCAAGTTCAATTATTATCAATTATATAAAGAAGATTTGTCCGAAAGCAAATATACATTACAGAATTCAAGATGGGAAGGAACATGGGATATTTATTGATACAATTCCTGATGATGTTGACTTAGTCATAATCCCAGACGCAGGTTCAAGTCAATTTGAGGAACATGAGGCTCTTAATAAGAGAGGCACAGAAATAATTGTTATTGATCACCATGAATGTGAACGAGAGTCTGAACATGCGATCGTAGTAAATAATCAACTTTCGCCTAATTATTCGAATAAAACTCTAACCGGTGCAGGAATGGCCTATAAATTTTGCCAGGCAGTTGATGAAAAGCTAAATAAAAATGAAGCCGAACAATTCTTAGACCTTGTATCTATTGGTAACATTGCTGATTCGGCTGATTCAAGAAACCTTGAAACCAGGTATTTTATGAATGAAGGCTTGAAGAAAATTAAGCATCCATTATTAAAGAAGCTGTTTAAGAAGCAAGATTTTTCAACCAGAGGTGACAAGAACATACAGAATACACAGTTCTTTATTAACCCTTTAATTAACGCAGCCATTAGGGTTGGAAGCAGTGAAGAAAAAGATCAAATGATGAGAGCATTCCTTCTTTCTAAAGAAAAGGTTCCCTACAAAAAACGTGGGCAAAGTGAAACAGAGCTTGTGTCAATACATGATGACACAGTTAGAATTCTAGGAAATCTAAAAGCAAAGCAGAAACGGATTGCAGATGCAGCTGGAGTGGAAATTAAAAATAGAATAGAGGAGAAAAGTTTAACAGCGAATAAAGTACTCATTATTTACATTGAAGGAATTCTAGATAAGAGTCTAACTGGTCTGGTGGCCAATCAGCTTGCAGAAGAATATAAAAAGCCGGTCTTGTTAGCCAGAAACGATCCCGAAAAAGGTAAAGATATCTTGAGTGGCTCTATACGAGGGTATGACAAAGGGTTTATAAAGGATTTTAAGAAAGTGCTTATAGATACTGGATTGTTTGAGTTTGTTGAAGGTCACCCAAATGCAGCTGGTTTTGCAATTAAACGACAGAACTTAATACTGGTGAACAAAGTGCTGAATGAAAAATTTAAAGACATAGATATTGAAGAATATGTTCAAAATGTTGATTTTGAGATACCAGCTAATCAACTTAGAAAGGAATTTTTAATTAAGCTGTATAGCTATAAAGATTATTGGGGCTATAAGGTCGAAGAACCATTAGTAGCAATAACAGAACTAGAAGTTGATGTTGATCAAATTGAACACATCGGGAAAAAGAACAAGACAACAGTCAAGTTTAAACATGGAGATATTGAATACATACGCTTTAAAAGCGATACAGAATACTTTGAGAAACTTACTCAATCAAATGGAACTTTAATACTTAATGTTGTTGGTAAGGCAAGGGTAAATGAATATAAGGGTAGACAAACACCTCAAATTGAAATTTATGACTTGGAGGTGGTTCGTACAAAGAAAAAAGAGCTTGTGTTTTAAGGGGGATGAAAATTGATTGGATGTCACTGCCACACTGATAAAAGTAACATAAGACTACTCGATTCAACAAACTCAGTTGGAGAATTGCTTAAGACAGCTGTTCAGATGAATTATAAAGGATTGGCTATTACTGACCATGAGGTTCTTTCAGCACATTTGGAAGCGATTAAGACTGTCAGAGAAATGAAGAAGAAGGGAGATATGCCTGCAGATTTTAAACTCATATTGGGGAATGAAGCATATTTAGTCGATTCACTGGAAGAAGTCCGCGATAACTATAAGTCAGGACAGACAAAGTTTCCGCACTTTCTAATGTTGGCAATTGACCCTAAAGGACACGAGCAGCTAAGAATACTATCTTCACAAGCCTGGGAAAATTCATTTTACACAGGAACAATGGAAAGAGTGCCAACAGTTAAAAAGGATGTAGAAGAACTGCTTAGCAAAGATCCAGGTCATATTATCGCTACAACAGCTTGTCTTGGCTCTGAGGTGAATATCAATTTACTCAGAATCAAAGAATGCGAAGAAAGCGGAGACATTCAGTCAATCAAGCAGAACAAATTAAAAATTCATGAGTTTATAACATGGTGTGTAAAAGTCTTTGGGAAAGATAAGTTCTTTATTGAGCTTCAGCCAGCTTTAAGTGAAGAACAGATTTATTGTAATAAGAAACTTGTTGATATAGCTAACGGCTATGGATTGAAAGTGATTGTCACAACCGATGCACACTTTCTTAGACCGGAAGACAGGGCAATTCATCAAGCCTTTTTAAACGCAAAGGATGGAGAGAGAGAAGTCGACTCTTTTTATGAGGCATGTTTTGTTCAGAATGTTGATGAAATTCATGAGAGAATGGACTACATGGACAAAGAGATAATCAAAGAGGCCATTGAAAACACATTGCTAATTGGAGAGATGATTGAAGACTATACTATTGAGCACGAACCAATTATTCCAAAAATGGCTTTACCTGAGTTTGAATTATCCCATTTGTTCAAGCCGGCTTATGAGAAATATAAATATATAAAATTAATGGCTGAATCTGATGAAGAACAGGACAGGTATTTGTTAAAGCTAATTGAAGATGGTTTTAAGGCAAAGCTAATGAAAAAGGATATGTCTAGAAAAGAGTTGCACTCAATTTTAAAACGGATTGATCTAGAATTGGGTGAGCTATGGGAAATTAGTGAGAAGCTAAAACAGGCCATGTCATCTTATTATGTTACCGTCCGGGAAATCATCAATACAATTTGGGATGATGAATGTGGAGGAGACAGCTTAGTTGGAGCAGCAAGGGGGAGCGCAGCAGGTTTTTTAGTAAATTACTTGTTAGACATTACGCAAATTAACCCAATGCAGTACAACCTTCCTCATTGGCGTCACATACATAAATCGAGACCAGATTTGCCGGATATCGATATTGATACTGAAGGATCTAAGCGTCCAAGAATCTTAAAAGCATTAAGGGACAAGTTTGGAGAAAAAAGAGTACTGCAGATTTGCACTTTTGGAACTGAGAAATCTAAATCCGCACTTCAAACTGCTTGCAGAGGCTTAGGAATTGATAATGATATCTCTCAATATTTAAGTGGAATGATTCCATTTGAAAGGGGAGCAAACTGGACTCTCTCCGATTGCTTCTTTGGCAATGAAAAATTAGGTAGAAAGCCTATCAAGGAATTTATTAGAGAGGTCGAGGGATATCCCAATCTGAAAGAAACCTGTCTGAAAATTGAAGGTTTAACTAACAAACGATCTTCTCATGCAGCCGGCGTCCTAATATTCAATGATGAATACACCAAATCAAACGCAATGATGAGGACACCAAAAGGAGCATATATCACACAGTTTAATATGGGCGACAGTGAAGCAATGGGTTCAGTTAAGTATGATCTGTTGACTATTGAGGGATTAGATAAAATTCGAGTAGCCTTAGACCAGCTTATCGAAGACAATCAAATAGAGTCCCAAGGAACTTTAAAAAGAACTTATACTAAGTATTTGCATCCAGATACTTTGGAGTATAACTCTAAGAGAATATGGGAAATGGCTGGCGAAGGAGAAATAATGGATTTGTTTCAGTTTGATACAGAAGTGGGCAACCAATCCGTTGTTAAAGTTAAGCCGAAAAACTTATTGGAAACAGCCGTAACAAATTCTTTAATGAGACTGATGTCAGAAGGGGAAGAACAGCCTGTAGATACATATGTAAGATTTAAAAAAGACATCGACCACTGGTATCAAGAAATGAGAAATTACAATTTAAGTTCAGAAGAAATGGATGTACTTAAAAAACATCTATATAAACCAGAAGAAGGTCTATACGGGATCGCAGATACACAGGAATCAGTTATGATGCTATCCATGGACAAAGAAATTGCTGGGTTTACCATTGAAGAATCTAATAAGCTAAGAAAAGGGATAGCCAAAAAAATCAAAAAAATGATTGATGCAATAAAGACAATGTTTTTTGAGAAAGGGCGAAGCTTGGGAACATCTGAAAACCTTTTAAAATATGTCTGGGAAGTACAATTTAAAAGACAATTCGGATACTCGTTCAGCAGCCTGCATACTCTTGCATATTCTATTATTGCTCTTCAAGAATTGAACCTTAACTATAAGTACAACCCATTGTATTGGAGCACAGCTTGTTTAACGGTCAACAGTGGTGGAATTGAGAGCGAAGAAGATCAGGCCACCAAAAAATCAGCCGCCACAAACTATGGGAAAGTGGCTGCAGCTATAGGGAATATCAGAAAAAGAGGAATTAAAGTTGATTTACCTGATATCAATAGCGCAAATTTTGGTTTTAAAGCAGATACGGAAAGTAACTCTATTATATTTGGATTAAAAGGAATGAATGGAATTGGTGACGATGTTGTTCATCAAATAATTGTAAATAGGCCATACAGTGACTTTGACGACTTCATCGAAAGAATGTTCAAAAGTAGCATCCTTAAAAAAGGACAGATGATCCAACTAATAAAAGGTGGTTGTTTTGATTCTTTTGGTGATAGACAAAAAATAATGAAATCCTTTATTAGTTTGATATCTGAGCCTAAAACCAAACTGACTTTATCGAATTTAAAAATGCTAATCGAAAACAATATTGTTCCCCAGGAATATGCTTTAGAAATTAGATTCTTCCGTTTCAAAGAATACATCAGCAAAAAGGTTTACAAGACAATGAAATCTCCAAAAGACAGGCTTTTCTTATTAGATGATATGTCTTCCGACTTTTACAATCAACATTTCAGTGAAAGCGGAATCGTTGATATGATTAATGGTCAACTTGTTGTATCAGAAAGATTGTTTAAAAAAGAATATGACAGTAAAATGTCCAAAATCAAAAACTGGATATCGACTGAAGAAGCCTTAAGTGGACTTAACAATTGCTTGCTTAAGAAAGAGTGGTCTAAGTATGCCGATGGATCTCTTGGTAAATGGGAGATGGATTCATTGAGTTATTATTATAACGATCATGAACTTGCTGGTGTTAACTTTGCTAAGTATGATATTGCTGATTTCTATGAGTTGCCAGAAGAGCCGATCAAAGGGAAACCATATCAATGGCGAGGAAAAACTCTGTATGAATATGAAACGACTCGAATTATAGGAACCGTATTAGACAGGGATAAAAACAAGCACACCATCACACTCCTTACACCTACAGGAGTGGTTACAGTTAAACAGTGGGCTGGCAGCTTTGGACATTATAATAAACAGATTTCTCGACCTGTTGCCGGCGGCAAGAAAGAGGTTGTTGAGAAGTCTTGGTATACCAGAGGAACTTTGCTCATGTTCACTGGATTCAGAAGAGGCAACAATTTTATTCCTAAAGTATATAAGAACAGCATCTATAGCCACACGGTCTGTAGAATTGATCATGTTGACAGGAAAGGGAATATCAGTCTAACAACAAAAAGAGCTGAGGCATAGGAGGCAGGATTATCAATAAAAATTTTATGGATAAAAATAAAATAAAAATGAACATTTTCAAGTCCGTTTATGGTATGATTATTTTAATTCCCTTAGCCACTTTTTCTTACATAAGTTATGAGCAACATTTACATAAAACAGAGGGAAATGAAGACTCAATAAAAGAATCATTTTATAAGAAGCCTAGACAGATTAGGATCCCATCAAGTGAGAATATTGTCTCACGGCTATTTAAAAAAGCTCAAACGAACAAAGAACAACAATTAAAAAGGCATACAGAGAAGATTATCTCAGCAAAACTCATTAAACCTAAGCAAAGTAAGAAAAGGCACAGGAAGGGAGGTGAGACGGTAAAGCATAAACTTTTTAAGAATAAAAATAAAATTAGTATTGAAGAAAAAGAAAACAAGCCACCGGCCGCAAAGAAAACCATCCAGGTTAAGCTGAGTGCTTATATTGCCCACTGCCAAGAAGGATGCACAGGAACAACTAGAACAGGTGTTAATGTCACTCAATCAATCTATTACAAAGGGTATCGTGTAATTGCAACTGATCCAAGTGTTATTCCATTGAATTCAATAGTTGAAGTAAGAATTGGTGGGAGAACATTTAAAGCAATAGCAATTGATACTGGTGGCGCAATTGTTGGAAATAAAGTGGACTTGCTCGTAGCAACCGAGCGTGACGCAGTTAATTTTGGTAAACAAAGTGGGACAATCTCGATTATTAGTTAGGAGGCGGTTAATTGCCGAAGTTTTGGTCTTATCCAGAAGGGTTAAAAGTCATCATAAATGAGAATGCAAAGAGTGCTTGTCCTCATCATGTTGGACGGGAAGGGAAGATTGTTGAGTTGATGCACTCTGCCATATATGATTACGCGGTCAGTGATGAAACAGGTGATATTACATTCTTCAAGGAGCATGAAATAAATCCAGCTAAAGGAGGTTAATTGTTTGTTTAAAAAGGGAGAGAAGGTGATTGCAGGTTTCACGGGTGAGATTGGTGTTGTTGCGCAAGTTGATAAAGGACATGAGCAATTAGAAGTTGAGTTTCCAGACGGCTCATATAGAGTGATAGGCTTCAGCAATGTAAGAAGGGTGGAAGATAAATGACGATGATTATTTTAGAAGGCACTGACTGCTGCTACAAATCAACAGTTGCAGATAAGCTAAGCAAAGAACTCGGATATCCGGTAATAAAGGGATCCAGCTTTGAATTGGCCAAGAGCGGAAATAAGAAGCTGTTCGAACACTTCAACAAGCTTGCCGATGAGGACAATGTAATTATTGATCGATACATATATTCAAATTTGGTTTATGCGAGAAAGTTCAAGGATTATTCAATCTTAACAGAAGAGCAGCAAAGAACAATCGAGAAGAAGATTAGAGATAAAGCCAAAGTGATCTACTTACATGCTGATCCAAAAGTTATTAAGCAACGTTTACTTGAACGGGGTGACGAATACATAAATGATCGAGACATTGAACCGGTCTTAGAGTTATATAGAGAAGTAATGAGCGATGCAGGATTACATACATATTCATGGGATACAGAACAGTGGTCTAGTAAAGAAATTGCTGAAGACATAATCTTTTTAGTGGATGGGGTGATTTATGAAGAAAGTAATTGCAATTGATATGGATCAAGTTTTAGCTGATTTACTAAGTGATTGGGTAGCCTACATTAACGTCTACGACGATCCTTTTCTAAAAGAGGAAGATATACTGTGCTGGGATATCAGCAAATATTCAAATACCCAAAACAATGTTTATAGACATTTGGATTACGAATTGTTCAGGAATCTGGATGTTATAGAAGGGAGTCAGAGGGCAGTTGAGGAGCTGACGAAAAAATATGAAGTATATGTTGTTACTACAGCAACAAACCATCCAGAATCCCTTAAAGCTAAGTTAGAATGGCTCACAGAGCATTTTCCATTTATTCCACATAGCAATGTTGTGCTTTGTGGCAATAAAAACATAATTAAAGCAGACATCATGATTGATGACGGAATACATAATTTAGAAACATTTGAAGGAAAGAAGATACTATTTGATGCTCCCCATAACAGGAATGACAATAGATTTATTCGTGTTATGAATTGGGAAGAGATTGAACGGAAATTACTTTAAAATAGATTAGATTTAGAGTGAAAATAAAGTTAAAAGGAGTGAATTAACACTCCTTAGTAAACTAACGTGCTTCTACTGTAATTTTATAAATCACATAGTTGTCATTAATGTCATACGCGTAAACCAATGCTGTGCCCAAAGTTGAATGAGAGGATACGACACCACTGGAACTAATGCTTATAAGGTTGCTTCCAGATACAATTTCCCACCGAGTGTAGCCTTTTAATAGAGATACGTTAGAATTCCTAAGCATGTGAAAATCAACTGTACCAAGCGGATCACCTAGCTGCTTAACTTGATCAACTGATTTGACAGGGGTTAAAGCAGAAGCCTGTGATGTGAATGCAGGGAGTGCTAGTGCTGTAAGCGATAGAGCAGAAACAATCAATCCTTTGTAAAACTTTTTCATAAGAATTACCTCCTAGGTTTTGATTGTGATTACAACTCCAGTCTAGCATGTTAAATATTTGAAATGTGTGAAGTGTTTGTGAAAGTGTTTGAAATATCTCATTTATTTAGAAAAGGGTGAAAAAATGGGGCTCAAAATAAAATTTAGAGATCAAATATTAGAGTTGCGTAGAAAAATGTCATTGCAATTACATCGGTTATTAGAAGACTCGACATTTTGGACTTTCAATGAATATGAAGCTCAAAAATGTATTGATGAGTATGCATTAGAGTTAGTCGAGAAGAGAACAGGCAATAAATATAAGCTTCAAATTATAGACAAGAACAAAAATGTTTGGGGCGAATTAAAACCTGAAAAGCCAGGTTGTATAGGGTATTTTGTACAATCTAAATAAAAGATCAATTTTATTTAGAGTAAAAATAAAATATATGGAGGTTTTTTATTGAATAAACTACGAGTAATGAGTCTTTTTAGTGGAATCGGTGCGTTTGAAGCTGCACTAAGAAACATTGGGGTTGAATATGAACTGGTTGGCTTTAGTGAAATTGATAAATATGCTATTAAGTCATATTGTGCGATTCACAACGTTGATGAGCAATCAAATTTTGGTGATGTAAGCAAGATTGATAAGAAAAAACTGCCTGAATTTGATCTTTTAGTTGGAGGATCTCCTTGTCAAAGCTTTAGCGTAGCCGGTTATCGGAAAGGGTTCGAAGATACTAGAGGGACATTGTTCTTTCAATATATAGATACCTTAAAAGAGAAGCAGCCGCGGTATTTTGTTTTTGAAAATGTTAAAGGGTTGATCAATCATGATAAAGGAAATACATTAAATATTATGGCTGAATCTTTTAGTGAAGTTGGGTACAGAATTGACTTAGAGCTACTTAATTCAAAATTTTTCAATGTTCCTCAGAATCGTGAGCGTCTATACATAATTGGAGTTCGTGAGGATTTAATTGAAAATGACGAATGGGTTGTCGAAAAGGGAAGGAACGATGTTTTAAGTAAGGGGAAAAAGAGATTAAAAGAATTAAATATAAAAAGTTTCAATTTTAAATGGTTTAAGCAAGACATTGTTGGAAAGAGGTTG